ATGTACTGGATGCGGCATCCAGAACTGAACAGGGGCCCTGGCCGGCTGACGGTCGTTCGCCGTGGATATTTCGGGAAGGACGAGGACTCGCCGATTCCAGAGCTTCAAGATCCGGAAATGCTGGCGTTCATGAGCGACCGCGTTTTATCGGTCAAGGGTTTTGAGGAAATTGAAGGCCGCCGTTACTATCAAACCTGGAGAATCTATTTCGAGGATTGATCATGTGCGGCCGGATCAAACAGGCACGCGATGAAGCCGACTACATGGAGACGATTCGTACCAATGTGGGTACGATTCTGGACGCGGGATCAGGCCTGAAGTACAACGTGCCGCCAGGTACCCGGCCATTGGTCATCCATCGCCTCAATGACGGCGCTGAGCATATTGACCGGCTCTTTTGGGGCTACAAACCACCCTGGTACAAGCGGGGCCCAGCATCGAATGCCCGTCTGGATACTGTGCTCAAGGGCTCGCCGTTTTGGCGGCCCCTCCTTGCTCGCAGAATCATCGTGCCCGCGGATGGGTGGTACGAGTGGACCGGCGAAAAGGGGGACAAGCAGCCCTGGTACATCAATCCCAAGGATGGCGAACCGATATTGATGGCTGGCTTGACTGCGTGGCTGCCGGGCCGCGAGGTGCTGGCCGAAACGGGATTTGTCATCGTCACGGACGACGCGGCGGGAGGAATGATCGATATCCACGACCGACGCCCGATATGCCTGACGCCCGACGATGCGCGGGCCTGGATCGATCCCGAATTGCCCGTCGATACGGCGCTCGAGCTGCTGTCAACGCCGCGGCCCGAATCGGCTTTTCAGTGGTGGGAAGTCACGCGGAAGGTGGGAAATAGCAAGTATCAGATGCCAGATGCGGCGGAGCCTGTAAGATCAATACCCAGTTCAAGATAAATGGCGCAGTGGGGGAAAATATGTGGGTTAGCTCAATACTCTCAGGCTTGGCCGGCGGCGTGCTGGCTTCCGGGCTCACGATCCTTTACTCGTACCGACTGGACAAACGAAAGGAGCATCAAGCCAAAACCGCACACTCGTTTTCACTGATAAGCGCATTGGAAGCCTATGCAATTAACTGTGCCGGGTACATCGAGAGCGCCGGCGAAGACATCGCTGAGGCATATCACACCCAAGACACCAACACGCTCTCTAAGGTCAGGACGCCCAAATTCGAAATCCCGGCTAATGCCGACTTTCGGACAATTAACGCGGCTCTGGCATCACGAGTTCTGACTCTGCCTCACTTGATTCGCCGCAGTGAAGAAATTTCGTTTTCGATATTTGTCTACAACGACGCCATTGAAGCCACGTACTCATCAATTAAACAGTGCGGTATCCGTGGGCTATCTGCATGGCAATTGGCCACTGAGTTGCGATGCGACGCTCGGTTACCTGCGCCAGAGTTCGATACGGACTGGACCTTCCTCGCGGTATTGGAAAAGGCTGCCAACCCGTAGCGAGCCCCCCTATTCTGAACTAGCTGTCAACGCGGCCACGCCTCTACCACCGCCCGATGCCTAGCCCGGCACTGGGCATATTGGAATGCCAAGTCAATGTAAGCTTCAGCGAGCGCGTCCCAGTCCTGCGAATCAAACACCGGTATTTCAGGGCACGCGGCGGCCAGGTTGGCCGGCAGTTCTGGCGCGTTCGATGCCGTCCTGTATTGTGCGCAACCGCCCATCGTCAATACGACAATCAGCAGGCAAAGGCACTTCCACAGTACGGGTGCGGTATTCGGTAATAGTCCTTGGCTTCGCATTCTCTAGCTCCTCGATATAGGCCTGCAGCACGCCGATACTGTTGTTGATGCGCTTGACGTCGGCCACGTACTGTTCAGCGGCGGCCAGCTGGGCGGCTGTCTCGGTGTCCGTCACCCCCTGACCATATTGGTAGCGACCGTAGCCCCAGACGAAAGCCACGAGCACCGCCAGGCCCAAAGCGCCCAATACGTACTTATTGGCAAGCAGCTTGATCATTCCAGCCTCATATTCTTTACCGGCTTAACCTCGGTAATCTTGATGTTGGCCTGCGCGGCGTTCTTGGCGGCGCCCCGGGCGGTGGCGGCCGCCGATTTGGCCGTAGTGGCTGCAGTCTTAGCAGTCTGCGACGCCGCCTCGGCCACGGTCAGTAGCCGCCCCACGGCATCCGAAATTTCGTCCATTTCTTGCGCAAGTACCTCAAGTCGGTTTCGGTTGATCCCCCGCTCTCGGCTGACGTCGTCTTCCAGGCGCGCGACCTGGCGCTCATAGGCCTTTTGCTGGCGGGTCAGTGCGGCATCGTAGTGCCAGGAGCCATATCCCATTCCCAGCAGCGCGCCGGACAGGAAAATGCCCGCTACGGCGAAAATGAACTTGTACCGCCCGGCCAGATGCCGGAGCCTGCAAATAGTTTCACGCATTGCGCTCTCCTGCCATGGCGTTTATCTGGTTGGTCAGCGCTTCGATCTTGGCGTTGGCTACCTCCAACTGGTAGGCCATGACCGTCAGTTGCGCCTTTACATCGGCCAGCTCTTTGAATAGTGCGTCGGCCCGGTCTTCGGCATCGTCGGCGCGCTTCAAGGCCCGGTCCCGCTCGACCATCACCTGGGCCAGCAGCCCAGATTCGGTGCGGCCCTGCACCACCTGCGTATCCACCGACTGCTTCATCAGCGGCCACAGAAGCCTGAAGGCGAAGAAGCCCACGGGCGCCCCGATCACGTACACCCATGTTGGTATTCCGTCCAATTCCGGCATCTTCACCCCAGTACCTTGATTGCTAGTTCGTATCGGCGCTGGCGGTCTGCCATGCCGTTGTAGCCGCCGTTCACCCGTCGTGTGACCGCTCGGAAGTCGCCGGTATCGGCTAATTCGTTTAATCCGTTGCTAGCCCACCACCAGGCCGCCGATCGCGCTGCGTGCTCCGTTTCTTCCAGTCGGCTGGGCTGACTCAAGAAGTCCACCCCGAGACCCCTGGAAACTTCGGCGTAGTTGGCGCGTCCAGTGATCTGGATCAAGCCCCTGCCTCGATATCTCGAGCCATCCCCCGGCTGGGTGTTGCCTAGGTCTGCCCGGCCCTCGTAGCGCTGCTGCGCTAGCGTAGGGCCCCAAATCTCCCGCGTGTGCACGAAATCGCCTGACTCATGGCCAATGGTGGCCAGGAACATCGCGGCTCGATACGGCGAGACGATAGCGAACTCGAACATGGCGCGCTCGACGGGCTCATACCAGAGGTCAGCCATAGCTGCGCTCAGCCTAGTGGCGGCTCGGAATTGGTCTTTAGTCATGGGTATGGGCATAAAAAAGCCCTCCGTAGAGGGCGATCTAGGCGGCCAGTCCCGGCGCCTATCGATTGCTGTAGGAGCAAGAAACGCCGATCCAGTCAGCGCCGGCCGGCGGGCGAAAAAAGCGAACGTTGCCGTCCGGAGCGATCTGTAGGATCGACATCGCAGTCGAGTTTGGCTGCGAAAACTGGACTGTCGAACCAGGCCGCAGGGCTTCTGGCAACGTATAGACAATGGTGCCGGTGGTGTAGCCAGCCGGAATATCGATACGGCCCGCCAGATGCACCGTGCCAGACATATGATCGACCACATATGACGGCCGTTCTGTCGTGAACGTTGCCCCGTTCTGGAGGCCCGCGTCGGTCAGTGATTGCCTGGACTGAATCACCTGCCGCTCGCCGGCAAAAATTCCCAGCAGGGCATTGCCAAATAACTGGGCGAGCGTGAGTCGGCCGAAGTATGTCGGATGAATATTGTCAAATACCATCCCGTCCTGCGAGACAGAACTCAGATAGAGCGGCGCAACGTTCCCCAGGCCGCCCATCGAATCGACACACCGAACGCCTTTCACCGCGCACAGTCGCGCGAGCGCCTGGCGCGTAGGCCCCCCTATGGAGTACCCGTGCGTGTTCTGGCCTGTTCCAGTGAACGTGTTTGGGTAGAACATGGGAGGCAGCCCTACGATAACGGGTTTGCCGGCGTTCAGGCAGGTGTCGATCATGTCCGCGACATTAGAGGTCGTCGTCGTCGCGGGTACGGCGCCCTGTATATCGTTCGTTCCCACGAGGACCATGACGATGTCAGAGCCGACTAGATTCGCACTTGTGCACAAAGCCTTCTGGCCCGCCGAAGAGTCCCCCGAGATGGCAAAGTTGTTGATCGTCTTGATGCGCATGCCTGCGGCGCCATCGTACATTTTGCGCAGTTGCTCCGGCCAGCTTCCATAAACGTGCTGAACGCCGCCGCCAGCCGTGATCGAGTCGCCAAAAACGGCTATGTTCAGACCGCGCACTCCATGGACGGCAGTCGCGTAACGGGTCTTAACCACGTCCTGCACTTTAAGGGACGTGCCGGTCGACCCTTGGTCGTAACATCCAAACCCAGCCTCGATAATGTCACTGTCGGTGTCGAACTCAGCGACACTCACTCCGTTAATCGTTACGCAGAATCTGCGAACATTCTGCACGCGAATGCCTACGACTGAGAGAAGCGCAGCATAGCTGGTCAACCCCGCTGTCTCGGGGGACACGGCGGTAGTCTTCAGCGCCCCCCCAACTGTCTTGCTAAATCGAGTGAAGTTAGCCGACGCATACCCGCCATAGATTCCGTACCGTCCAGAGGCGCATCGAACAACTGCGAACAGAGCCGTGGCACTGGTGTTGTAACCGGTGAACCCGGCGCGTATCTCTTCATCCGGACGCGCTCTCCACAGGCCACAGTAGACGTAACCATCGTGGGGGACGCTGTTGGAGAACGAAGAGAAATCGGCGTTACCCGGCGTGTAGACATCGTAGGAGTCGCCGCCACCATCGTGATTAAATTTCACGAACCGGGTCTCTGCGAAGACATCGATGGCCTCGAGGGATGATCGGTCTGCATCACTCGGGCCAGGCCAGATGAGCTTGTCCTGCACGTGTGCCGATGTTTGTGGAGACGCGTAGAAGACGGAGTCATCAGCCCCATTTAGAAATTTTGTGGTGCGGGTCACGCGCATGTTGCTTTGCATATACGCAATGCTCAGCGGCGTGTGGATGACGACTCCCGGATCGATGTCGAACAACACATTATTCAGAGTCTCTGCAGTCCCGGTAGGGATTGTCAGGAGCGAATATGTATCGCCGGGCTTTCCGGGAACCTTCACCACCCCATTTGCTCCGGCAGCCGAGATTGCGGCCGAGAACGCTGGCCACGCATCAGTACCGTCTGTAGTGGCGCCAAAGTCCAATAACGATATTGTGCGAGCATTAACCTCATGCTGGGTCGTTGCCACTGAGCCGGTAAAGGGCTGCTTGACGCCGATCATGCCGTCGCCCTCGGGGCTAGAAAGCTCCTGCCGGAGTGCAGCATCACCCACAGGCACAAACAGCCCCTCTTCGACCAGCCAGTCACCCGTCGTCGTATAGGGCAACTCCAGCGCAGCACCGGCACGATACAGCTCTCCGTCTTTCCAGAAAACCTGATTGCGCGCGGAGACCTCCAAGTCGGCCGCATAGTCGCCGATATTCTGATAACCAGAATCAACAAGGAAGTCCTGGAAATCTTGCTCCATGCCCCACCAAGTCTTGCGCGACACGCCGAGGCGGTCTTCATGCTCGCGCTTGGTGCGGTCGTTGACCAGCAGATCAAGATTCTCCGCGTTGTCGTACAGATCCTGTACAGCGGTCGAGCCGATGGGGTTGCCAGTGTTGTAAGTCGTCATTGTGTCGCCTCAAAAGAAAAAGCCCGCTTGGTGGCAGGCCTTAATGGGAGTGGTTCGATTTAGTTGGGTGGGCTGTTGTCGTCGTCGGCGTATATGGCGTCTGTGTAGTTCGCAGCCGATACGCTGGCCCGCTCAGTGCCGCGCGGGCTTATATCGGTGATCAGGGCCGGGAAGCACCAGTTTTCGACCGTTCCCACGTAGACGTGGGGCAATTCCAGCTTGAGCGAGACGGTGGGCCGCTCGGCGGCAGGAATCGGCGCCACAATGCTGTAGTCATCCGGCCCAGGCGTTGCCACCCAAGGACCAGCCAACGTGCCGTCCGCCCTGCGATAGGCCACGACATGGCTCTGCCCTTCTTCCCATCGAACCGGCTCGGTGACGCGCAGAATGACGTTGCTGCCAGCTGACGTCACATGCTCAAGCAGCGCTGACTGCCCGTATCCCGGGATATCGTCCAGCAAGGGAACGTAGGACAGGTACTCGCTGTTGAGCGCGTCCATTTCCGTTTCGAAGCTGTAGTCCCAGTTCCGGTACCGCTGCTCTCTTGCTCGACGCATGCCAATGCGCCAGGCCCGCGTGCGGCTCGTCACGCCCTGCAGCTTGACCTTTTCAAGTTTGAGGCGCTGGCTTCCGGGTAGCGCGCAAATGACGGTCTGTTGCGTCCACGTTTCGCTGTCTGTGAACTCGACCTCGACTCCATCTGGATCATCATGGCGGCGGGCCCGAAATGTCCTGCGCAGCGGGCCCGTCATGTTCTGTGGGCTATACCCAGCCTCAAACTGGGTGCGCGGCTCGTCCCGTACTGGCTTGATCAGCCCGTGGGCGATGGTCAATTCGGCCATGCCCGCCCCAAGCGTGGTATTCATCGCCTCTTTCACGGTCGTGAGGTCGAAAACATGGTCCATTGTCTCGCCACGGCTAGTCCAGATGGCATGCAGGCGCTGCAGTTCTTCCATGTCGAGATCGCCGTCGGCGTAGCCGATAGACTGGGCGATATATCGCAGGAAGGCGGATATGTCTCGGGTCGGTTGCTCTGCCGCCCAAGAGCCGTCCGGCTGCAGCGTGGGCAGAATCCGCGTGGCCACCACGTTGATCTGGTTCTCAGACTGAGCTGCAAGCCTTCCTCCGCTGCGAAGCTTCACAGACATTGTGGTCCAGTTTGGGTAGCTGGTGCGTGTGCGCAATCGAGATTTCAGTCCGTACCAGTGGATTGTGTCGCGCACACTGGTTTCGGTCCCTTCTGCACTCACCCTGCGCACCCGGAATGCTGCCCGCATCGTTGGGGTCGTCAGGCGCTCGGTCACGCCGATCTGGTCCAGCGTGTTGTCTGAGTACGACTTGAAGATCGTGGTCGATGCGCCTCCGGCCACGTCCCGGTACTGAATCTCAACCTCGACGGCTCGGCCCGAAAGCGAGCCGTCATCGTTGATGAACGCAAGGCCGCCCGGGAAGAACACGTCGATTTCATAGGTGTTCGACGTTTCATTGCCGGGGCACGCTACAAACTCGCTCGTCCACTCTCCATAGACACGACCACCCGCATGCGCCACCGTGGCACCGCTCACCGTTGCAGTTTCGAAGCCCGGGCCGGCCAGCGTCAACGACGTTTCGGTCATCGACGCGATTGAGCGGGCCACGCTCGAGCCGAACATCAGCGTTTCGCTCGGAGAAGCCGGGACCACCACGGGCGTCAGGGAAGGCGGACTTCCGGTCAGTTCCATGAATCGGACCTTGTACACGCCGCTACCTAAAGCGGTGGCCGAATGTACGATGTACTCAGTTTCGCTCCCGCGAGGCCCGATCATCACCGAGGCATTGAGCGTGACGTCTACATGTCCGAAATATCCCTCGAATTCGGAAATGCTGGCAGGAAACCCGCCAATCGTTTCGGTTTGGGTTGTGATTGCGTAGGGCCTGGGGTACTCAACCGACACAGTAGTTAGCGCTCCCCAAGCAGGCGGGAACTGACCACTTGAGCGGACTACGCTCAGGCCGTCAAAGTCATAGGCGGCGGGGTCCGAGTTCACCCGGTTGCCGATCTCGGTGCTTAGTTCCAGGCCTGCTGTACCCGAGGACGTTCCGCCCACCTCGTCGACCGTATGCCAGTGCTCATGTGTGGAGATTGCAGACAGGTTCGCGCCAGGCCCGAACAGCTGATAGGAGCCGTCGGCCCCCAGCGAGGAAAACGGCGTGTCGCCCACCTTTACGTCGGCGGCGTTGATCTGATAGCTCCCAGGCCCAATACACGCATGGAACTCCAGCCATTGCTCCCGTCGATTGACGAAATGCCGGCGCGGCGGGGTTAGGTAATCTGGGTATCGGATGAACCTGCCAGCCAACTCAGGTACCACATCACCCAACTTAGCGCGGTTGGCCTTGCCCTCAGAGGCCTCCAGCTGCCTGCCCTGGGCGGGACTTTGGTAATCATCACCACCATTCCGAGGAAATAGCCAGCCAAAGACGGCATTGAACAGCTTGCCGATGATGTTGGCGATGCCCTTGAACACGCCGCCGTGAGGCAGCGGGCGGACTTCGACATCATCCTCCTTGGCAATCTCTACCTCAGTCCACTGCTCGACAGGAAGTTCTTCGCCGTTTAGCGTAACGCCTATAGGCTGGACCTCATGAGCCTGGTAGTCAATGCCCTTGGACTCAAGCCAGCCGGCGAAGGTGCCGGACCAGGCGTGCGTTTCCATGGGCTCGCCGGGCATCAAGCTCGGATAGACCTTAATTGTCATAGTAGATAACCTTGGAGTACCGGCGCTCAAAACTAGCCGGTCGAATCAGGCCTGGGCCTGTGCCCTCGTCCGTCTCCAGCACCCAGAGCCGCCCGTCGGCCTCGACCACAATGCCCACATGGACGCACAGTCGGGCGCGCCAGGCCGTTGCAATGGCACTTGGCCGAATATCGACCTCGACAAAACCGCCCTGCGCCCGGACTTCCGCCGCCGCCTTTGTCAGGCCCTGTTTATCCTGCGGGTCGATCTGCACGTAACTGGGCAGCCAATCGCGCCCGAACAACCCCGCCCGGGCGATCCTGACGAGCCCCCAGCAGTCGAGTTCACCCGGCCCACGCCCGTATTTCCGGTAGCGGGTCGTCAATAGATCATCCAGGGTCATGACAGGTACTGCACGCCGGGCGCTGTCTCGACGGTGTAGCGCTCACGAGGCCAGGCGCTGTTCAGGAGGTCGTAGTAGCTGCCCTCGAACGTTGCGTCGCCGCCCTCAAACGCACCACCTACCACCGTCATGACGCGCGGGCGCTCTGCCGGGGCGGTCTTGTCGCTGATCAGGTACATCCGGTAGATCATCGTCACGACCTCGCCGGCAGCCAGGGCGTCGTCCACGTGCCGCTGCGCCACACCATTCACGCCCGAGATGCCAAAGCGCAGCGTCTGCTGGCCGGTCGTGTTCTTGGCAGGCAGGGCAACGGACAGCGAGCCGGCTTCGAAGAAGCGCATCACGCCATCGATGCCTAACCACTGATCCTCAAACCCATTGCAGACCCGGATGGGGTCTTTCCCGGGCACCTGAATTTCAATGGTGGCGATCGCCAATTCATCGGTCGGGGCACTTGCGTACCACACAGCTACTTGAGTCATGATTCAGGCCACGCTCTGTTTATGGCAAAGTCAAGAATTCCATCGTCTGGATGGCCCTGGATGTGGAAGACCTTCCAGGCACCGCCTACATTGATGTGGCCGGAGAACACGCGACGCGGCGCGTCGTCGACCGGCACGTATATCTCCTGGGCGTCTTTCCAGGCGCCACCCACGTTGAGGCTTTGCGGCATATCATCATTCCACCCGGTACCAAATATCGCCGTCCTGGCCACCAGAAGGCGGATCGGTGCTTATCGTTCGATTGCCCAGGGCGTTGGTGGGCACGTCCGACAGGTCGTCGAAGCTGCCCGACTTCGCAACATCGGCCAGGTCGGAATCGTTCGCCTTGCCGGTCGTCAGGGCCTTAATGTCCGCGCCTATCGCGGCGACCAAGGCGGATATCTTTGCAACGAGCATGGCTAAGCCTTCGCCGCAGCGTACTCGGCCTCAAAGTCGGTCGTCGGATCGCCAATACCGATGTTTTCGCAGGCCTGGATCTGTTGGAGCTCGGTCAGAGTTTGCGGCTCGTTGAATTTCACTCGATTGCTCAGCGCGGTTGTGATCGTGCCCATGGCCGTTTCGTCGCTGGCGATGTAGTCAGCGATTTCCTTGAGCGTATCGAACGTAGTGGGCGCGCCGTCCACCAGAGCGGCAATTGCAGCCGTAATGGCAGCGTTGATCTTGGTCGACGAGTATGTGGTCGAAGATGACGGCGTGTCGTCGTCAATCTGCGCGCCGGCCTGCCCGATCAGGGTCTTGAGTTCGTTCAAGGCTGCTACGAGATTGCCCTTCTGCGTGGTCGTGAGCGAGGCCAGATTGCCCTGGTTCGCGTAGAGCGCCTTCACATCCAAGCCAATGGCCTGGAACACCGCAATCAGATTTGCCTCTTGAGTTGCCATGTCAATCCTTTGAAATGCCGTAGTAGAGGGCGTAGTTGGTTGTGTCTGACTTAGAGATGTCCGACGCCTTGCTCTTCTTGGTAACGCCCGACTGCACGACCGGGATGTATTCGTTGCCGGTCAACGGCTGGGCCAGGGGAAGCTGCGAGATCTTCACCGCCTCGGTGCCGGAGCTTTCCAGCAGCAGAAAGAGGTCGTCTTCGGACAGAAGCTCGATCTCCGGAGCGCCGGCGGCGTGCGCCGGCCATTCCCGGTTCATGGCCATGTCGAAAATGCTGGCTCCAGTGACGAACCAAGGGAAATCGCCCCAGCCCTCGGGCATCAGGGGCCGCTCCCATATCTCCAGCTTGGCAGAAACGCGCCAATAATTGACGCCAACAAGGATTGGCCCGCGATACATCTCGGCAAACTGGCACACATATTTCCCAACGCCCACGGGCGTCCTGAGCGTACAGTTGAACCAGTCAACGCCATCGTGAATCTCATCGCGGAACCACGCTTCAAAGGCAGCCGCTTGGTTCTCAGTGAAGAACCAGGCCACATCGGCGCGCGTTGGAACGCTGGTAAAAGTACGCCTCGAGCGCGACCGACCTGACTGCATTGACGTGCGCTCAAAAGGCGACACATGCTCAAGACCATACCCATCGCGCAATGCATCCGGCAGCCCGGCCGGGAAATCTATATCGGACGCGATCATCGCCCCACCCTTCGAAGTCCATATGTCCGTTCAAGCGCCCGCGATCTTGGGCCATCACCATGGATGTCGGCAACAAAGAGGTTGAGCTCCCGGTCGCCGTCTTCCGAAACCTTCTGCTCAACTTGACCGGCCTTTTCCTGGCTCTCGATGAGGTTCACGACGATGCTGCTTTCCGAACCCTCATTGCGTTGGCTGGCCTGAATATTGGCAAGAGTTGCATCGAGCCGTGCGCTCGTGTCGCGAGTCGTGACGCGCTCGCCTTTCTCGAGTAGCCATGTCCCAGTCTTAGGCACCGAATCGATGCCATCATGCGCCATGCCCATGAGTGCCAAGCCCTGAGCCAGCCCGACTGTCGAGGCGATACCCGCCATAGCGGGCGCGGAGTTGCCCCCGAACGAAGCAAGCGATGCGAATGCTGCGGCTGGGGCCCAGGCCGCTGCCGTCGCGGTGCCCATAGCCGCAGATGCGGCGGCAGTTGCAGCGCCTAGCGTGTTGCCCAGAACCGCGTTTGCTGCCATCTGGATACCCATTCTGACAAGCATCCGCAAGACATCTTCCGTGATAGAGGCCAGCAAGGAGCGTAAATCCAACTCGCCAGTCTTGACGAAATCAATGACCGTGTTCTCAATGCCCGCGAATGCATTGTTGAAAGCTGCTTCGACTTGACCGGCAATGTCGCGGCTTACGTCTATATAGTTGGTGAGCGCCTCGCGCGCGCCAGTCACCCAGTTTTGCTCCTCGATCATCCGCCGCTGCGCAGAATCACGAATAATGCCGATCTTTACCTCTTCAATCTCCCGCAGGTACTCTACTTGTCGGTCATAGGCCTCTGTGGATAGGCGGGTCGACTCGACACGCTGAGCCTCATCCAGCTCACGGCGTCGACGGGCGAACTCTTCCTGAATTGCGTATTCCTGCTCCAACTGCGCCCGGCGCCGATCCCCCATACCCATCCCAGTGATACTCAGATCCTGTTGCGCTTGAAACACCGCAATCTCGGCGGCCAAGTTACGCTGTTCGCGCATGGCCTCGGTTTCAAGTTTCAGAGCCTGTTCGGCATCCTTATGCGCCTGCGCCTTGTCGAACAGCGCCAAGGCTTCCTGACGCTGGGCCTCGGTGCCCTTGGCCATTTCGATTCGGTACCGGGCCGCCTGCTCTTCGGTCATGCCTAAAACGGCGGCCTGCTCGCGCAAGGTGGGCAGCAGGCTCTCCAAACTATCTTTCGATGCCTTGCTCGAGGAGCGGCTAAGCTTCTGCTGCTCGGTCAAGTAGTCAGCCGCTGCAGCTGCCGACAGTAGGGCAGTTCGGTATTGATCCGAGACGTCAGTCAGCCCACTCAGGTAGCGCTCGGCCTTCTTGGTTTCGCTATTGCCGTCCTGCAGCTTAGCAACGCGCTCTTGCAGCGTCGTCAGGTACTTGCCCGATTCGCCATCAAAGCCCCGAAGCGCCGCATTCAGCGATTCCTGCGCCCCTGCGGCGCCGGATGCGGCCGAAGCAAGATCATCATTAGCCTTGCGCAGTTCGTCGGCGCGCGTGCGGGCGCTCTCCATCTCCCGGGCGGTCGTGGCGACCTGGGACGCAAGCTCCGTCTGATGGCGCACCCATTCTTGGGAAGCCCCATCGGCCTGGGCGAAGCTCTGGATCAGGGTGACAATCCGCGAATCCAGTTCATCGTAGGAAATGGCCCCGCTCTTGGCCGACTCGGTCAGTTCCCGGATCGCCGTGGTGCTGGCGCCCTGCCAGCGCGCCATCGCGGCCGCCCCGTCCACAACCGAGCCCTGGGCCAGTTCCTTCATGGCTGCATCAAGCTGCTTGACGCCCTGGCTCAGTTCCTGATTTGCGGCATTAAGCGCGACCTGCCGCTGCGATTCAGCAAGCTCCCGGAACTGCTGGGTCACCTGCTCGAGCGGCTGCTTCAGGTCCAGTACGCTGCGCTGTGCCGCGTCCGCATTGCTGCTGAACGTCAGGAATGATGCGGCGGCCAGGGCGGCCGTTACGCCAAGCCCGACTGGTCCGCCCAAAACGCCCAGAAGCGCCGTGCCTGCGCGCGTGTAGCCGGCTTGTGCGACAGCAAGCTGCTTGAGCGCGGCTTCGTGGGCCTTGGTTGCGGCCGCAACTTGCGCATGAGACGCGGTGAGGCCAGCCATTGCCCGAGTTTGCGCTAGGGTCGCAGCGGTTTGTGCGGCTTGCGCCTGCGCTTCGTCGAGAATCGCTTTGGCTGCGTGAGTGCGGGCCGCGAACGATGCAATGGTTGCCCGGGTGCTTTCGATGGTGCGGGCGGTATAAACAAAGAGCGCGCCGGCAGCCGTCACGCCAATGACATTAGCAATGGTCTCGAAGTTGTCGCCCAGGATGCCGAGCCCAGCAGCAAGTGCCGCCGTCGCTCCAGCCGCCTCGTTATTCCAGCCCACGTACTCCGTGAATGCGGTATTGATATTGCGCAGCGCATCCCGAACCGTCGTGGGCATTTCCTCCACCGCCTTCAGAATCTGCTCATTGCCCTCAATGAGGGCCTTGGACAGCATATCGGCCGATATCTTGCCCTCGATGCCCATCTTGCGGATTTCGGTCGTCGTCTTGCCCGAGCTTTGCGCCAGCAGGTTCACGATGTTGTCCACCGTGCTGTAGATGGTCATCCAGGCGTCAGCCTCTACCCTGCCGCGCTGGAACGACTTGGCAAGGGCCTCCATGGCTGCAGTGCTGCGCATGGCGCTGGCGCCATTGACCACCAAAAGGCCCGAGAATGTATCGACCGCGTCAATGCTCTGGTCAAGCGTCAGACCCATGTCCCGAAGCACCGGGGAAAGCTGGATGAAGCTTTCACGAGTCTCGTTGATGCCGCGATAGGTCAGTTGCGCCGATTCGGCCATGCGCTTTTGCACATGCTCGTACTCTTGGGCATTCTCGGTCGCCATCCGAATGCGGCTGGCGTACTGGCCCCATTCGTCAGCCGTGTCGATGACATGCATGACCGAAAAGCCGGCAATAGCTGCTTTCAGGGTGCGGCTGATCGTGGCGGCAGCGGTTGCGGCGCGTTCGTCCGTCTCGCGCAACGACTGGTTCATGTCGTCGATGCCGCGGGCGCCCTGGTGCGCTTCCTTGCCGGTCGCGCTGAATGAGCGCCCAGCGGTTGTGCTGGACTTGCCCGCCTTGGTTGTCGTGCTGACAACGCGAATGCCAGCATCATCGAGCGCAGTCAGGGCCTTCTCAAGGTCCTGAGCCTTCTGCTCAGCCGACCGCGAATCGATGACGATAGATAATCTGCTTTCGCTCATTGCGGCACCAAGAGTAAAGACCCGCAAATGCAAGTCCGACAGGTAATTTCCAATAAAAAAGGGCGACCCATTAAAGAGTCGCCCTTAGTGCCTTTTCGGCCCATGCCATACCGCGCCAAGCCGAAACAGGCCCGGCCCTACCTCGCCATGCCACGCCATAGCGAACCATATGATGCTATTCGCATCGACCAGCACCCTTTGCAAGATGCTGGCCGCTGTTAATAGCCCATGCCATGCCCGGCCCCGGCCAAACGCGCCAAGTCGTATCGAGCCATGCCGTGGCAAAATAAAGGCGGCTATCGCCACCCGGAACCGCACTCAGAAGAATGCGGAACCGGCTGCTTACAGCCCATGCCCCAGCTCACCACGCCTTGGCTCACCAGAGTGAGCCACACCAAGCCGCAGCTTGACTAGTTAACTTAACGCTTTGCGAGTCATGCCCGCCAGCGCCGAGAGTTTCACCGTGGCGTCCATATTGGCCCGCCGCTGCTCGTCCGTCAGCTCAGTGTGCCGCAAATTGCGCAGCTTGTTTCCAGTCTGCCGAAACACTCTCCGAGCATCACGCTCAAACTCGCGAACAGCCAAGGCAGTCTGCTCATGCGGCGGCACCCAGCGGTAACCCTTGCCGCGCACTGACTGTAAGCACACCTGATGCTCCTTCAGCAAATGGTCTTTGAACGCCTCAACGTTCGCCAACCATTCGAACTGTCGCTCCTTGAACTGCTCGGCGGTCAGGCGCTGAGATTCCGACAAGCTGGGTATGCCGAACCGGGCTTCCAGCCAGCCAAGAGGAATCAGGTCGCCGTACCCGAACTCTTGCAAGAGGTCTTGGGCGGCCTGCCGCCAACTTGGAAGGGTCGTCACATCAGTCATAACGCACCCCGAACCGTCCGAAACGCGGGCGATACTCGCAAACACCGATTAGGGCGCCCGCGTCGTCGATTGCCTTCTTGACCTCCGCAACGTCAATCACGTCAGTATTGACAGCTACCTCGAGCGAAGCCTCCCATTCCGGAAAAATCGGCCGGTACCGCATGACCTTGGACTGTCCGACCTTGACGCCCCGGCAGTCCACGAACCTCAGGTCTTCCCAGAGCTTTTCTGGCGTCTTTGGGCCATCAAACAGCAACTTGGCCTTATCTGTCATCACCAGGCATCCGCGCTTCCAATGAACGCCCAGCTTTTGCAACTTCGCGCCCGTCCAGAACGTGGCATCGAAGTTTTGGCCGGGCACATAGAAGCCAGTCACATCATCCCAATACGCCCCCGCGATGAACTCGGATCGCGCAATCGCCAGGTGATCGTCGTCGGTCTTCTTGCGCTTTCCGGTCAACTCCTTGTGCGCCTTCGTTGCCGGGTTGAGGGGATTCGCCAGCTTGTCGCTGTGCATCATGAGCGGGCTCGTTCCAGTGATTCTTAGCGTAAGCAGTTCCATCACGCCACCTCCAAAGCCTTGGTGTCGGGATGGGCGCATCGCCATGCCGCAGCAAAGGCGTGCAACTTACGCTTTCGCGTCTCGTAATCCAGGCCCTGAGCGATCAGGACGGTATTGCGGACCTCCAGCTTTCCAAGCAGGTCAAGATCGGCCTTTGCCATCGCATCGCGATCTAGCCCGACGAACTGTCCGGACAGCGCCCAATTGACCAGCCGGGCCTCGTTCGAGAAGTGGTATGGCGCCACATTCTTACCCGCCTCGTTACGCGTGTACAGGATGGCATCCGTCATCACTTTAAAAGACGACGCTGCTTCGTGACGCAAGCGCCGCCAGTCCATACCCTCCCCACGCAACAAGCGGTCGATCTGTTCGTCGCACCAGATGGCAAAATCCACATCCAGCCAGCGGGCAAATGCCACCCCCAGGCGAGGGTGCATCCAAGTGCCGCCCCCACGCCCGCGCCGGGTTTTGAAATGCGGGATTTTCCCGTATTTACGCTCGAGCGCCTTCAAATACTCCGTGGCCTCCGGCAAGCGCAACCATTCATTAGGCAACTTTCCAAACCGGCTAGCCACAGCCGTCGCGTTGAACCAGGCATCAGTCGTGAAATCGACCTGCATGCCTTCGTAGTCCATGGTGATGATATCGCTCATGCCTCGGCCCTCCTCGATTCTGCCTCAACCACCTCCAACGCAACATCGATAACCTGCTCGATGCCGCAGATCGCTCGGGAGAAATAATCGTCGCGTTTGCCGTAGAAACGACTGGCAACACGCATCAATGCGCCTATTGGAAGGATTTCACCTTCGAAGTCATCATAATTGGCCGGCTTTCCCGCCATTAGGGAGCCAAGCATCGATTCGCTGATCTCGATCAAATGCAGCACGTCGCTGAGCAGTTCAGGCTCTTTTGACGTTCCCATTTCATCAATCATTTCGCGATGCAAGGTCTTTAGATTTCCAGCAACCACTCCCATCATTATTTCGATGGCAAGCCGGGGCCGGTTAACGGCCTGGGCTTGGGCCTGAGCGTCCCTCATCGCCTTGGCTTTCTTGACGCTCGAATTGTCAGCCTTCTTTTGGCTAATTGGCTGCACGTCTTCCAGCATGTCGGGCGGGATGGCTGGCCCTTTCGTGACCGTATGGGTTGCTGTATTCATGCCCGCACCTCCTGCATCACGATGCGAAGCCCAGGACCCGAGGGCTTGCGGCGGAAGTCTCCTGCTATCACGCCCTCCGGCAAGCGACGCGGACGGCGCGGATTTACAACGGGCTCCTGCCCGAATGCGGGGTGATAAAGAACCTTTCCTTGCGGTTCTGCGAAAGCGCGGCTAAAATTAGTCATTGCATTTTCCTTAATTTCGTAGTTGGGGATTACTGCATCGACGCATCAGAGGTTGCCGCCTCTGGTGCGTTTTCTTTTGCCTGGTCGGATTCCCGAGCGTGCGACACAACCCGATCCAGCACATAGGTCATTGACCTATCCTCTTCCCTCGCCCTCCCCTCAAGCCATTTGTGGTTTTCGGGTGTCAGGCGAGTCATAAAGCCTATTCGCTTCATCCTGCTACTCTCCTTTCAAATATGCTTTCAACCAAGCACGGTGCTATTTAAGCACATTGCTTGGTTGTGTGCAAGCACGATGCTAGGTTAAATTGCAACAATGGCAAGAACAGACCCCCAAGTAAATTTCCGCATGCCTCAGGAGCTACGTGACAAGCTCGACGACGCTGCGAGAACTAGTGGCCGCACTTTGACAGCGGAGATCGTGGCTCGCCTGGAGCTCACGCTATCGGACATATCTTCTACCTATGGAGGTGCTGAGCTCCGGTTTGCGATGATGAAAGTGCTGCGGCATGAGGAGTTTTCTCTATTGCTGGACCGAATACATCGGCTCGGCGGCGTAGATCAAGTGCTGAAAGAAAGCGCCTCGTCGCTCATCAAGAGGGTAGAAGGACCGGCCCTCACCGGAACACCGGCAGAAGTAGAAAGCCATTATTCAAAGATCGTTGGCAGCACCCCGCTGAGCGCGTTGCTCACCGCGGCCGAGATACAGAAGATCGCAGAGCGGTTAGATCAAATTCAAGCAGCCAATGTGGCCCGCACTAAGGCCGCGAAACCAGTCCAAACGCCAACTGACTCGGATACCGGCCCTATTGTGGATCGCCTGGTACTGGTCAACAAAATCAGGCCTGATGCCGATCGGTCTGCTCTAGGGGAGAAACTAGAGAAAGCCGTCGAATCCGTCGGCAAATCGCGCACCCCCACTATCCCCGGCAAGAATGCGCCTAAACGCGGACTGGGCTCTGCCGGCAAATCTCCAAAAAAATAGCCGCACTAGGCGGCGTTGGTCTCCTGTTTACTTCAGGCGATCCCATCGCCCCTCAAGAATCACCCCTCGCGTCCCGGTGGCACGCGCTTCGCACCGGAAAAACAGCTTATCGCGCACCGTTCTGCCAGAGACGTCCCCGGGCTTATCTGTTGCAACTTTCAGTGAGTCGTTCGTGTCTTTTCCGATGAATTCCAGACACTCTTTCATGGAGTTAAACTCACGACCCACTCTTTGGGTGTCAGGCTTCCCGCAGGCGGCCAGCATCAAAAGCAGCGCCAAACAACCGAATAAATTTCGCACTCCATCCCCCGTAAGTAAATACTACGGAAACTATACCCCATCAAGATAATCGCGATCGATGGCCAGAACGCAGGAGTCCAGTTCAACTCGGGACAACGGCGAGCCGTAAGCGCCGACTGCCTGGCCAATCTCAACTGAGGAGAGCGGTAGCGCCGCGGCGCCACCCATGCCGGCCAAGTAACGTCTGGCTCGATTAGCCGCCCAGAACACGCCTATGACGTGGTCGGTAATCGGGTCCGTTTCCGCTTCCTGCGGCACGGCCATACCCAGTTTGGAATAGATCAGGCCCTGCTTTTGGCTTTTGCCCTGCCATTCCCGTTCCCAGCGGAACCGCTCGAGCGCTTTCCCACTGTCTCGGCAACCTCCTGCTTCGCGTCGAGCGCCACCTTAGTTGCCTCGGTGATGACCCAAGCAAAAACCGCGACGTTCGCGCGCAGCAGCTTGGCGGCCAGCTCAGGCGAATAGGCCACGACCTTGCCATCGTCGTCTTCAATGGGCCCCTTCCAGTCCAGCACGATGTACCGGCCCAGCAGGTCGCATTGAATGTCATGCTCGCGCCGATCGCTCTTGCCTGCTGTCAGGTTGGCCAGTGTCTGGCCGGCATCTTCCCGGGCAATTAGCCGGCGGGCCCGCTCCAGCGCGATCTGGTACGCCTCGGTGTCGATGCCGGCGATCTTGAAGGAAATCTCCTTATCAAAATCTACCCATCGCTCTCCGATGGCCGCCGGGTCAGCTTGTGAAATACGCAACGCCATAGATTAAGGCTCCTCAGCAGGGACGCGTGTAATGGTGGGGGCCGATTGAACCGCCGTCCAGTTCAGGGTCGCTTGAATGATGTCACGCTTGCCGCCAGAAGGCAGTTCGCCGTCGATTTCGACCTTGGGGAAGTTGAAGGTGTACGCATTGCCCAGGCTGTCTGTGATCGGGAATTCGACCTCGAACTGGGTGCGCGAGATCTGCTCCTTCCAAATCTGGTAAGCCTTCGCAGACCAGGCCAGGGTCATGGTGCCGGTGATCGCGGCCTCGGTCTCGATGATTGCGCCTGGGCCCAATTTCCCCGAACCCAAGCAGCGCTGCAGCTGCACGGTGTTGTCGATGTTCACCGTCATCGCTGAAATGCAGGCCGTGCCCGCCAGCGACACCTCGTCGACCTTGATATCGCCAACCGACAGCGAAGACATGAAGGGAGTAGTAGTCGGATCATCTGGCGTGCCCACAACAAACGAGGTCGATGCATCGGTGTAATCCAGGCACTGAGCGCCGATGGTCAGGGTGATCTTGCCTTCTTCGGGGATCTCAATCGAGCCCGTTGCGGCATGAACGCCCTTAAACAGGTGATAGGTCGAAACGTCCGTGAAGCCCTTTTGCACGCTGAACGTTTGGCGCGTCGATCCGATGGTGAGCACATCCGTCGCCCACGTGCCGTAAAACAGCGCCGCGAGCCAGTCATCGAAGGTGCCGAAGGACATTTCACCTACAAGATCGCCCGCGATGGTCAGGCCAGTGGTTACCGAGCCCTGATTCAAGCGGCTATTGGTGATTTCGTCCGATACTTCGGTCGTGGGCGTGGGGGAAAGCGTATTGCTCGTGAGCCGAGCAGTTTTCCAGGTGCCGACGGCGGGTGTGGTGCCGGGGGTAACTTCGGCAATGTAGTGGGTAACGACTTTGGCTCCACTCGACATGAGGGCCTCCATTTGGTTGATGTGACGCCATGCGTCGGGTGATAAAATCAGTGGGTGCGGCTAGCTTTAGCGGGCGAAAAGACTGGCTCATCACCGGTTCTGCCGCGCCTTCCTTCAGTGATGACTACTCTTTGATGGAGAGTTTTATGCAAGAAATATGGAAGCCTGTTTCGGGCTTTGAATCCCTTTACGAAGTTTCGAACCTTGGTCGAGTACGATCTTTAGACCGCGTATGTGTCGGCCCATCCGGTCGAGAGCGCCGAAGGAAAGGTCAGTTGATGCGCCAAACGCTGACAGACGGCTATTTCGTTATTCGGATGTTCTCAGCCGAAGGGTCAAAGATTCATCGGATCCACAGGCTGGTTGCCACTGAGTTCTGTCGCAAAACCGAAGGCTGCGACGTTATCAATCACAAGGATGGCGTTAAAACAAACAATCACGCCGACAACCTCGAATGGACAACCGTTCGAGGTAACACCATTCATTCTTATGAAAATGGGCTGCAATCGGGACGAAAGGGGTCTCGCCATCACAAAGCAATACTTACCGAAGATGACGTTCGATCAATCATTAAAAGCCTAAAGGCTGGGACGCCCCAAAAGCACATCGCTAAAATTTACGGCGTCACCAATGGGTCGATCACGAATATTAATACCGGCAAGCAATGGGGACACGTTCATGTTCCTGAATGCGGCAAACCGCCATACTTTCCCCGAAGCGAGTGGATAACCATGCCGAATAAGGTGCCGAACACCCGGCCTCCGAAGCAGGCGTAGAAAAAGCCCGGTATCGGGCGCAGAAATGGGTTTGAATAGGGCTATCCGGCCCGGTATGGAATGCTGACGTTGATCTGGTAAAAGCCCGTGCCCTCCGGGCGCCCCGCTGTGTCGCCAGCCCCCACATTGACCTGACTGGCCTCCAGGCACTCGAGATCACCAAACGTCCAGTACGCAAAATGCGCCTCCAGCGCGTCGGCGAGTACAGCCAGCGCCTTAACGCCGGTGCGCGCCCGAGCAAAGCACTGGACCACGATCAGGCCTGGCTTGCGTGTATAAGGCTGATCGGCCATGCCTGCCATGAACGATGTGCCCGGCAGGATACTCAAGCGGCACCACAGCCCAGTGTCCGGCGGCGTGAAGATGCCTGGCTGGTTTGGGTATTCAATGCGGGCCTGCTCGATGCCGGCGAAAGTCGTCATTCGCGTCGTGATCGCGATTCGGATTTGATCGAAAGTCATCGGTGCTTCTCCGTTACCGCGGCGAATGTGACGCCGTACACTCCCGCTGGCGCCTGGCCAGAGTGGCCGTTTTCAAGCTCCTCCGCGTATGGAAGGTTCGTCTGCACGGTCGACTCACCAAAGGGCTTGTCGATCGACGCGATGGCCGTCATGCCATCGCTGATCGTGGTGCCACCACCCTTATCCTGTTTCTCTAGATCGTAGGTCAGCGAAACGCTGTCGACGGTCACTTGGTGACTCGCACGGAACGTGCCCTTGTCCACCGGGGAGGCCATAACGACGCCCTGCAGTACCTCCATCGTGATGATGCGGCGCTGCTGGGTCAGGTCGCCTTTGACCTGCACCATGAATTCGGAGGGTTTGCGGTCCCAGCCGGCCATGTCAGACTTTCCTTAGCTGAAGCGACCAGGAAGCGCCGGCCGGATCCTGCCCTACAGCCAGCACTGTCCTACCGTTGATCTTGTCGTCGACCTTCGGGGCTTCGGTGACTTCTGCCTGCAATGCAGTCAGCTTCTCATCAGTGGCCAGAATCTGGATGCCGTCGACCAGCGCCGCCTCGAAACTTCCGAAAACGCCGCGGCCCGTGTAGGTCAGCGTGCCGGGCGTCCATTCTTCGGTGATCGGGTCGTAGGTACCTTCGCCGGTAATGCGCGTGCCGGTGAACTGCGTCACGGCGTCCGCAAGATCGGAATCGAATGCTTCCACAATGTCCGCGGTGATTTCGTCACGAAGGCCCATGTCAATCCTCAATCACGCGCAGCTCTTCCGCGCCTTTTAGCCCGTGAAAATCCAGCCATTCCGCAACGATCAGGCTCATAAGCTCGTCGCGGTCATCCAGGCAATCGACGGTCAATTCGCCCTTGGCAATGCCGACGAACACTGATGCCGGAATGACATGCACCCGGTCGCGCTGGGTGTGCATGGTCATGTGCGGGCGATGATCGTCCAGGCTGGTGATGGTGCCCATCAAATCCTCTTCAGCATAAAAACACCGCCGCCCAGGCCACCTAGCCACGGCTTGAGCAAGGCTAGCGCCAGCGATTCGCCCGCCGAAACAATCTTGTGATTGCTCGCGAACGTCTTGGAACTGGATACGTCACCGGCCTGAACCGACTTGCTCATGAGCCCGTATTCGGCCTGGCCGTATATGCCGCCCTTAGCCGCCTCGCGGGCCACGTAAGCCGCCGCACGTTTCCATTCTTCGGGCATGGGGTCGGTGTCGGGCAACTGCTGGTTCGTCATCCAGACGTTGGCAATCAAAACGGCCTCGTCCTTCTTGTCGGCAGCGGACCAGGACGAACCCAGCAGCGCATCGACCTCTTCGACTGTGATGTACTCGATCATGCCGCTACCTTTGGCTTGCGCCCGCGGCGCTTCGGAGCCGCTACGGCCGGCGCCACGCCTGAGTCCACTGTAGGGCTAGACTCGGCATCATCTGAACTTGGAGATCCGATAGCCGGCCCCACGCCAGTCAGCAGATGCTCAAAAATGAACCTCTGGCATGCTCCGGAACGCATTTCGGCCAGCGTCCATTGGCCATAGGCAACGCGGCTGAAATAGTCGCGGCGGGCCTGGATGCTGGGCAGCACCTCGCCGGCCAATTCGTCGTAGGCCGCGCCGGGGCCACATAGGACAGGAACGCCCGCAATCAGCGCATCGTGGCCTACGTTGCTGTTGAAGGTCACAACCAGACGCGCACCGGCCAATGCTTCGGCCAATGAGCCGCGCTGCGTTTTCACGCCCGGCAGATCGATGCCACCTCGAGGGTGCGGGCGGTACACGACGTTGCCGTGTTTGGCGACAGCCTCCAGCAGCCACGCCTTGAGCGCGGCCGCATCCATACCATGGGCAGCATCGCCAGGAACTTGGCCGCAAATCAGCGCATAGCCGTCAGGGTCGCCGCCGCGCTCGACCAGATCGAGCCCGAGGACATCGAACCGATCGGGCGGGCAGGCGAAGGTCGGAATCTTGTTCAGGCCGCCCAGGCTGACCTGCCAGTGGCCGGTGGCACTCTCACCAGGGTGACTGACCCTGGCGAGATAGCCCCAATCAGCAACCAGCACGGGGCAGGCCCCGCTGTACTGCTCGAGCACAGCGCGGCCTTCACGCAAGGCAAGCGTCACGACAAGATCGAAACGCTCACGCTCGCCCCGGTAGTACTGGACGTTGCGGTGGCTGACCTCGGCGCCGACGAGGGAGAATCCCTCGCCAAGCGCTAGGGCCGCCACATTGCGCACGCCTGAATAGATTCCGACGCGCATGCGCTTAGACCCCGCTACCCGAGCCGGATGCCGAACCGGAGGCGGACGCGGAGCCAGACCCCGAGCTAGGCAGGTTGATGATCACGCCTGCGGTGGCCTTGTCGCTGGTTGCATACTTCTCCCAGTTCGCGCTGGCGCCTACGGTGGCCATGTTCGGGTTGACGCCCGCCGTGTCTTTCCACGAGTAGCCCAACAGGTCGACGTTGAACGTGCCCTCAGCCCGAAAGCCAATGGCAAGGTTTTCCTCGCTGTTGATGTCGTAGGATCGAACCCCGGGAACCTGAGACTCGGTGATCGTCACGGCCCCCGCCTGCAGACCAAAAATCTTGTCTGCGGGGATCTTGTCGGATACCAGGACAGGCTTGCCCATGGTGCCGGGGCCGCCGCCATAGACCACAACACCCGCTTCTTCGAAGATTTTCTGATCGATCGAATCGTCGACCAGGTCGAAGTAGGTATTGGAGTCCATGCCGAAGACCGCAATGCGGTTGAAGCGGTCGCCGAACTTGCGCATGCCCTTAGTCAGGACCTTCTTGTGGTCGACCGCGAACGAGCCGGAGGCCACCATGTTGGCGTTGCCGCCAATCGCGGCGCCAAGGCCCGCGAAAGCAGCCTGAATGTAGTAGTCCAACACGGCATCAGCCATGTCCTGGCCCACCAGCATGGAGAACTCCTCGACGCTGCGAGCGCGGCGCTTGAAAGCTTCCTCGGTGGTTTGGTAGGGGCCGTACTTCCAGGGGGTCTTCACGCCGACCATTTCGCCTGCGCCGATAGGCTTGCCGGACACGGGCGTCTCCGAGTTCACGTCTCGATGCTCGAGCGACCCGCCGATTTTATAGAAGGCACGCTTACGCAGGTCGCCCTCAATGTTCTCGTTTCGCAGCACAATGGCGCCGCCAGACGATTGGTTAAAGACCGCCAGAATGTCCTGCAGACGCTCCAGGTAGGCCGTTTGAGCCAGATCGTTATAGATGATCAGGTTCGAGTTGGTGGTAGTGTTGGTACCCATAGTTCACCTCATTTCGGTAGTTTCAAGTAGGCTTCGCGCCCGTGTTTCTGGACGAAAGCGGCCGCCTCTTCAGCGGACATGTCGCTTCGCTTTTTGCCGGTAGCCTTACCACCGTCATCGCCGGTCTTTCCGGCGCCCTGGACCCTTGGCCACAGGTGAGGAGCGTTTTCACGCAGGGATTCCGCCCATTCGAGCGGAGATAAAGGGGTTTTGCCGTCTTTGCCGTAGATGGTCTCGCCATCCTTGTCGACAGCCACGGGCTCACCATGCTCGTTCAGCTGGAACGTGCCACGTGCCCGAAGAATGATGTCTTCAGCCGCCTCAGGCAGTGCCCCGGCCTTGCTTGCTGCCTCGCGGATCGAGTCAGACAGGACCTTGTCCTTGAACTGATTGGCAAATGCCTCGGCTTTGTCGGCCCGGCTCTTTTCGGCGTTCAGCTGTTTGTCGTAGTCGTTGCGTAGGCGCTCGGTGCGTTTGCTGATGACTTCATCGATCTTGCCTTCTGCCAGAAGCCGCGTTTCCTCATCTGTCGAGGCCTTGCTTAGCAGCGCCTTGACCGATTCGATATCCAGCCCATCAAACTGAGTTTTGAACTGTTCAAGTTCTGTTTTCGTAGTCTTGATGGTTCCCAGAAGCTCTTGGTTCTTGGATTTCAAGCCTGTTACAGCTTGATCCAATGCTTCCTTGCCTTTGGCCGCCAGCGCCTCTTTGAGGGCCGCGGCTTTGTCTTCCGGGATGTCGAGGCCAAGCTCGGCCAGATCAAGGTCTTCAAACATGGTGTTGTTCCCCTTGGGATTGTTTGCGCCGGCCTGGCCAGCAAATGAAAAGGCCCCGTCTTAGACGGGGCCCAGAAATACAAAAACCCGCGCTTGGCGGGTCAGAATGGGTTAGCTTTCTCTTGCGTTTTGATCGATATCTGCATCATCAGCCACGCCTGCGGCACCTCGTGCGCCGGGTATTGCTCGACGATCCGAAGTGTCCACCACTGTAAAAAATAAACGTCGCAGGGTTCGGGCTTAGTTTCCAAAGATAGCCTTGAATGTTTCCGCATCACGCTGACGCAGATCATTCAGAGTGTAAATCTTTCCGCGCGGGTCGGAGAATCTTTCCAGCGGCAGCTTGCCCTCGGTGTACAACTTGTATCGGGCCGGGCCCAACCACTCGCGCTTAAAGGCCGCATCCTGCCCGCCAAACCACTTGCCGAACGTCGTGCTGGCCTTGACCTGCCCCACGTCTAGGCCGGCCTGCTCGCGCTGCTTCTTGGTCATGTCGCCAATGGAGCGGAACTCGTTGCTGCCGTCACGCTTTCGCACCTTCAAGGCGCGCACATAGGGCCGATTGCCAATCAGGTCGCCATCAAATGATGGGGCATAGCGGCACCGGCAGTTCGGGTGCAGGGTAGCCGGGGGTCGAGGCTCGGAACGCTTGTAGGTCTTCCCATCCAGCGCCGCGCAGGCCGCGCAAGTCCGGCCCTCAAGGGTGGCTACGCGGACAACCTGCTCAACACCCAGCGCATCGAAGATTTCCTCGCCTGCGACGTCGGCCACATGGTTTCGTGCCGTCCTAACCAGCCGCTCCACATCACGCTTAGCTGCCTGCATCAAGCCGTCTTGGTGCTTGAGCGAGGGCGTTCCTCGTAGCGCCCGGATGATCTGGCTGTTACTTTCCCCTGCCGCAATGCCCTGGCGAAGGCTGGCAAATATCCGATCCTTTTGCGCCGGGCCGATGTCTGAAAGCATGTCGTCGACGAACCGGCCAAACAGCGGAGCGCGGTTTGCCTTGGTCAAGATCTGCTCGGGCTTGACCTTCGCCTTGGGCAGGCCATCCACAGTCTTATGCATCACTTCGCCGATGTAGGCCGCCTCGTAGCCGGCCAGGGCCAGGGCGGTCTTGTCCCACTCGGCCTTAATAGCTTGATCCAGCGCCACGCCCCAGCCGTCGATTTCGGCGCGCATGGCCTTCAATCGCGGGGTGGTGTACCGGCCTTGCACAAAGGCCTGCAGCTCGGCTTGCGTCAGATCATCCAGTCGTTCAGCCAAACTTGCGGTCAATTCTCTGGCAAGTCGGTCAATTTCCACGTTAATCGCATTGACGACCGCCGATGATGCCCGGTAGTTGTGGGCGGCGTGTTGCGCCAGGGCGGCGACAATGGCGCGTTGAGCCGCCCGTAGTTCCTCACGCGTCGCCATCGCCAATCGCCCCGCCGATCATCGCGCCTTCAACCAGCGCCGCTTCCACATCGTACTCACGATCCGGCAGCTTGGCGGTCGTTAAATAAGTCCAGTACGTATCCCAACTAACGCCATTGGCAAGCACAGCTTGATGTAGCTGGGCCAGCACCTGCGGGTTGACGTCTGGGTGAGAAAAGTCCGGCTCAACGGAAAACGTCACCTGATCGGGCGGATACCCAAGCCATTCAGCCGCGTACCGTAGCCCCTGCTCGATAGCCTCAGCCACCGTAATCACTATGCTATGCAGTGTGGCGTGCTGATCATCCTGGCGGGCCTTCCTTGCCTCGCCTGACTCTGTGCCGCCCACATCCATGACCTTTGCGCCCGCTTCCAGTGCTGCGCCTTTTTGGTCGCTCATGGCCTGGCGAACCGCCTCGATGCCGGCGCCCGTAAATTCCAAATATCCGCACTGCCCATTCGGCCCCAAGTCCCAGGCCGCCGACGGGCCGGTTACGCGAAGATCGGTATTCTGATCCAGGCCCGACACCCATGGTTGCGGGTGGCTGGTCTGGTGTAGTGCCGTGAAGTAATCGGCGCTCAGTTGGTAGGACTTGATCGCTGCCCTGGCCATCGTCAATAGCGGGATTTCGTCCACGCCCGGGCTGTTATCCGTGGATCCGCAATAGATCACCGGCAGCCACGGCAGGCCGCGCACAAGTTCGCCGCCCGTATTGGTCGTGCCAAGTGGCCGGAACTCTTCAACGACAGCGCCACGCTCATCAAACACGCCCGTGTGGCAGACGCCCTCGATCAGCGTGTACACCCGGTAAACCTGCGTCACCTCGTGCGAATATTCGTCTTTCGGGTTCTTTTCGCGGAACTCGATGAAAACGGCCAACACCAAATCCTGGCGCCCGCCGATGTTTTCCTCTTTCCAGTTGATGCCGTTGACCGTCTTGTAGGTGGAAAAGTACGGCTGGCCTTTATCGTCCACGTTGATGACAGTCGGCACACGGCCATGGGAAACAGCCTGGCGCACCATGCGAAAGAACAATTGCTTCAGGCTGAAGCCGTCGGAGGTGGCATTTTCGACGATGCCAGCCATGCCGGGTGGCAGCTTGATTTCAGGCTGCAGGCGCGACACCATGCCCATCATTGAGCGAATACTGTCGCGCACCCACTGTTCGTACTGCGCCCGCTCGCGGTAGCCCTTGTACAGATAGCCATTGTCGGCATTCAGCTTTTCCGCCTCGACCATACCCGATGGCTTTGGCAGGTATTCGTCATTGCCCTTGATGGCCGATTCGCCGGCCAGGGCGTCGTCCATCATCCGCCACTCTGCCATGTGCACCATGTAGTCGGGATTCTTGTCTTGCACGGGCATTATCGAATTCCTGTTATTTGGCGGATGCCGCCTGTGCGCTGAATAACTGGCCACTCACGGTCAACACAATATCCAATTGCGGTCGTGATGTGCTGGTATTGGTTCTTCTGATCCTCTTGGAAGGTCGAGCCTTCCTTGAGCTGTACGGTTGCTAGGCCCTTGTCACACCATTTGGCGGTCACCGGGTTCACGAACAGGCTGATATGCCCGTCTGCGGTTCGAATCTTGGCTCGCATCGCGTTTTGCCTATCCTTGATCGCCGGGTGCGCGGGCCTGACCTTCCTCGTATACGTCCAGCCATTGGCCTTTAGCACGCCCTCGATATCGGTGTAGTCAGAGGCATGGCCGTGCTTCTCGCCTGCCTGGCCCGCCGGATCTCCGTAGATCAGGACATGCTTGTTTCTGTGGCCTTTAAACTTCTCGACAAACTCAAGCGCGGACTGCTTCGATACGGCGCTCGTCAACACGATTTCGTCCAGCAGATACAGATCATTTCCGTCCTGGCCGCGCCGCACGCCAATGGCAGATGACAGAGGCGTAAAGTTCTGGTCATGCATCCACATCAGTTGCTCGTGCGGCTGGATAACCTCTTTCGTGTGATTGGCCTTGCTGTAATCCTCGTAGATTCGTCCCGAGGCGGTTTCAAAGCTGGCCTCAAACTCCTGCCGAAACTGCTTGGCCGACATGGCTCGCTTCATCGCAGCGATCACGTCGGGGGGCAGGATCTCCGCAGATTTCCAGTGAAACACCGCGAAGTCGGGGTTTTGCCCGGTCTCCGCAGCGCTACACAAATCGTAGTAGTGGTTCAGGCCGTCCGGCACGCCCAGCAGCCAGCACCACGCCCGGTATTCCGGATCCAGCGGATTGACCGTGTTCAGCGCCGGGAGAATGTTCGCCTCCCAAGCGGTGGACTTCACATCGGCGAATTCGTCGATGCCGCCGCCCTTCCAGGGAATCCCCTCGATGCGCTGGGGCTTATCCAGCCCAATCACATGGATCTCGCTACCGTTGGGCAGAAAGATGATCCTGTCCGATTCGCTCGGGCGCTTGGCGTGCGCTGCCGACAGCGTGAATGCCTTCAGATCATCCCAGAATATCTTCTTGGCCTGATCGTGCGTTGGCGCCGCGGCAAAGTATGGGCCGGGCACTCGATTGGCCTGCTTGACCAGGAATCGCTTGAATCGCTCCGTCTTGCCGCTACGACGCCCGGCCGGCACCAAAGGGAACCGGATGCCGTTTGGCACCGCGTCCACCAGCGCCAGCTGGACGGAATGATCAATGAGCGGATACCAGCGGGCGATCTGACGATCCAGTAACAGGTTGCCGGTACTCATGAAGGCAGCTTGTCGATCAAGTCGGTTAGCGCCTGTGCGACCTCACTGCCACCCGACCCGCTTGTTTTGTGGTTCACATACGCATCGCCCGTTTCCTTGGCGGCCTGCTCGAGTATCTGCAGTACCAGCGGCAGGTTGCGCATCTGCTCGGCTCTGGCGGCTATCTGGCCCATTTTCCGCAGGCGGTAGGCGCGCTGGGCTATCGGAATCTCGGCAGTTTCCTCACGGAATCTCTTGCGCGTGTCCTCGAACAGCGTTCGCCACTTCTTTGGCAGATCATGGCCCGATGCCTTGGTTGGGTCGTATCGGCCGACCTGGTTCCGCGGCACATCAATGCCGAATTCCTCTTTGACGGCTTCGGCGACCTGCGTCGGTGTGTCGTAGCAGGCAAGCGCTTGGACAATGAAGCGCTTAGCCGCCTCACTGAGCGTTGCCATAATGTGAAATCCGTCTAAGCAAGGTCTACGTCACGCCGCCCTCAGCAGACAGGTTCCGCAAGCCCTCGCAATGTTGATGTTTCCCACCTCGGGTGAATGCTTGGCAGCCTCGACCATACGTGACACTTCCTTGCTGGCGCCATAGCGCTTCACTACCCCGATGAACTCCTCGACGTCGTGGCCGCGGAGCATCAACCTGGGGTTGCCTTCCTTGTCGAACTTCGGTGCGCCGAATTCATCCAGGGCGTGGGCTATGTGATAAAGCTCGTGCTCGACCAGGGCGCAGAACTCGGCGTCGCTGCACTGGGCGCAGTAGTCGGCAGCCAGCGTAATGATGAAGCTCGGGACATAGCCGAACCATTCGCGCATCTGCTGCTCCTGACGGGCCTTCTGCCAGCCGCCAGCGCGGAACATGACCTGTTCGGCTTGGCCTACTACCGTGCGGGCTTGTTTGGCGAAGGCGCTGGAGGCCCAAAGGAAACACAGATCAGCGTCCAATAGGTGCGCATGGTCAGGATTATGCAGCGGGCCATCCGTAGAAAGTATGGTGTCCTGTACCCATGCGCCCACCTCCGGTGCGGGGACAAGATGCGTGTAAATCAGCAAATCTTCGGAGCCGGGCAATAGGCTCGCCGGCGGGACCGGGCGGGAAATCTCTGGCTCGGATTGTCGCTTTGACATGTTCGTCCAATAAAAATCCACCTCGAGCCGTTGTACCGTTCACCGGTGGAAGCTACGCCAGAATGATGTCCTCGCTGCTATCCAACCGCCGAAGTTCGAGACCGATTTGATCGTGTAAAGTCCTTGCTAAATCCGATAAAGACTGGAGGATGGAATCCGCCTCAGCTTCACCCCTAGCTAACGAAATTGCGGCCACACAATTGCGAAACTCGGCAACATCCAACCGTACCATCGGCGTTCATACGCCGTCGTTCGGTGAGGTGATCGAGGATTCCCTTGCATACAAATCCAAGCACGACCGACACCACCGGAAACCATACGTTCGGTTCGATTCCTGCCGCCACGGGCCCTCCTTTTTGTAACACAAGGCTACAGCATGCCAGATTCCACCCTCTTCATCCAGCCCCAGCCGTCCCGATAGAAATACGGGTCCATTTCCTTGAGCGCCAGCGCCTGGCGTCGGGCCGCCTGCCAGTTCTTTTCCTCGATCACCGCCAATACGTCACCGTGCGGCTCATCGTCGAGAATGACGCGGCATTGCTCGGGGCAGACAGAGAGGCAAAAGATCATGTCAGCCGTCATTCTTGGGCCAGTACGTCCAGCTCTCACGAATGCGGCCATACCAGCCTTCGATCGTTGCGTCTCCGTCCATTACTATGCCTTGTTAGGCCCCAGGCCCTTGCTGCGCTTGGGAGTGAAGATGCAATGTCCTTTTTCCTGTGGACCAAACATAACAAGCTCCAAAAGAATCGCCCGCCGAATCACAAGGACTCAGGCGGGCGCGAAAGAGGGTGAGAACAACCTCGGGAGGAGACAAGTGTTATCCGATCACCGCATCGCGGCCCAGCACCGTGAGAGCCAGGGCCCGTAGCTTGGACTTGGCAAAAACAAGATTCATTGCCATGCGCAGGTCGGTTGAAAGCCAGCGGCTGCGAGGAGTGAAGAGTCTAGCAAGGATGAATACGGATTTGTCGATCCCATTCCGGGCCGGCAAGTCTAGCGCCAATTGTTTCAAATAATGTCTTATATTCATGTTTTGCCATCCAACGCTCTAAAGCTATGAATCCAGCCAGCAGAATTCTGAACATCACAACTGCTATTTCAAAAAGAAAAGCCAACGAGAACGAAACTGCCATGAAGTGGTGGGCGGACGTATTGGCCCAGCCTGCGGACAAAGGCGAGCAATTGAAGGAGACTGAAATCTCGCGTCGGCTCGTCGCCATAATCGACCAAGTGGATCAACTATCAATACTTCTGCGAGAGCGAGGCGTTCCAGAAGTTCTGTACCACAATGCCCATTTGAAAATAAAGAATGGGCTTTCTCCCGCCAAGATGTCTCAGCGATGGATCGAAATAAAGCCGCATTTTGGCCCGGAAATTATCACTGCCCTACGATGGGCGGAGTGGGCGGTAGGCTCGCTAGAAGACACAATCTCCAACGAAGATAGACAAGATATTCAAGCAAAAATCACAGAGCTGGAGGCGCTGCTGGGTGACGACTCGCTGCCAGCAGCACTTCGGCAGATCCTGCGCAGACAAGTAACCGAGCTGCGGAGCGCGCTGGAGGATTACGTAATTTACGGTATTGGTCCGTTAGAGAAAGCCATCAAAACCATCACCGCCGATATCGTTTCAGAACAAGAGGCCCTCACCTCATCTGCCAACGAGAATCCGGAAGAAACTCGTAAAGCGCTGGATAAGCTCAAATCGGCTATGGCAACTACCGTCACCGTTATAGACAAAGTCGCCAAAACAGCCGGCAACATTGGAAAGCTATGGGTGATAAGCAAAGAAGTACTCGACAAAATACCTTTTTAATAAAAAAACCCGCTCGCGGCGGGGTTCGTTTTTTCAGGGCGCAAAAGCCCTGCCGATATTGTCGCGGTTTCTGTCCCGGTTCGCAACGACTTGATGTCTCACTTTCCACGAGTACCGGGCAAAACCGCCTGCCTCGGCTGCGGGCTGGATCTCAACCTGCCCATGCTCTTCTAGCGACTTCAGTACCCGAAGCACGCCCTTGTGCACTCGCTGACGGGCTACCCCGTTAGCCTGGGGCTCAACATACCGGACAATCTCGGCCATCCGAAACTGCCGGCCCGGGTATGGCGCCAGCAAGTCGATCACCTCATGCGCATACTTCACAGCAGCTTCCTCCCGACCGCATCTTTGAAAAATCCCAGGTAAAGCTTGTATTCGTGCTCCGTGAGCCACACGCCAGTAACCCGCCCTATCCAGCGCCGGGCTGATTCTTGACGCGCCCGAGCGTGCAACTCCCCGAACATTGCGTTTTTCTGCGGATACTCGGCCGTGATGACCATTCCTTCATGGTGCGGCAGCCCGCGGTGCATCTCGTCCACGATTTGGGCTTGCTCATGATTGATCGGCCTGTGATCGTCTTCCCAGGACACGTAAGGCGTCATGTTGCCCACAGTCTCTCCCGACCAGCACCAGCGGGCCCAGTTCCAGAGAAGATCGTCGGCGGTGATTGCTTCGCTCATCGGCGCCACACTTTGACAGCGGCATATACGAACAGCGCCGGGACTCCCACGGAGACCACGATGGCCCACGGCATCCAGATAGGCGAAAGAACGACCCACCAGGACCAGTCGGCGACCATGCCCAGGCCCGCAAGCTTCAGGCCTATGAGGATCAGGGCCAACAGGCCGAGGAAAGTTGTGGGCTTCATTAGCGACTCCGTCCGTTATCAAGCATGTACTGCGAATACTGGTTCCAGTTCCCTGTCCCTGTCGGCGTCATCATCGGCGGCTGCGCTCGCTGGATATCGGCCATCCGAGGGTGCGGGCGTGACTCCATCTCTCGAAAGGTCGGTCTGTATGGCGCGGCCACCGCGTTTGTGGGTGCCTCGTTCTTGATCCCCACGTAGTCGCGCAGAATTTGAGCCGGGGTCAGCCCGCCCTTTGGGTGCCGACCTATGGCCCTGCAGATATCGAGCATGACTGCGGTTGAGGGCAGCTTCTTGCCTGTCGTTGCGCGCAGCTTGTCGATGGCTGCTTTCTTGAGTTCGTAGCTGTTCATTTGTCGATTTCCTCGATCTCAGTAAAGGCGTCGATGTAAACGCGGGCCTTGCCGCCCTTGACGATGGGGCCGCGCTCGATAACGAGGCGATCTATCAAGCTGTCGTCTGCGATGACCCCGGCATTCGTCAGCGAGTCGAGCAGCGCTTTAGGAAGGTTGTCCAGGTCGCGCGCGCGGCGGTCCGGCATGTATGCCTTGATTCCCACCTCGAGGCGTCCCGCGGCTACACGACGCTGGCTTGGTGCCGCCATGAGCACGGCTTCGTACACAGCCTTTCTGTACTTACGGCCGGCCTCGCTGATCAGGACTCGCTGCTGCCCTTTGATCGTGGCGTGACGCCAGTAGGTATTCACCGAAGGCGGGTATGGAAGATCAAGGATGATCATTAGCCCATCACCTCCCTCGCAAACTTCATGCGCTCTCCTTCCAGCCAGCCGCGCCGGCTGATAGAGGTTTCTCTGTCGACGTGGCTATGCTCGCGGCACTGGCGCTCGAAGTCGGCGCTCTCGAACGAGCTCTTGCTTTTCTGCAGGTCGCAGTGCCCGTAACCCTGGCGGGCCATCTTGCCGGCGTCGCGCAGGCTGAAGTGCTGGCAGTCGATGCATTGAACTTTCAATCCTTCAGCCCTCCGCGCGTCTTGCGCTCTGGAGGCCGCGCCTGTCCAAAGACAGTACCCAGCGCCAAGCTTTGAAATTTGGTCTGCTTGCCGACATATTTGAGCCCGACAGTTCCGGGCTCGCCTTGGCGGATTAGGCCGATGTTGGCCTCACAAATGCCCCTGTCCGGAGAGTCGGGGTTATAGACCTCGTCTCGGTACAGGAAGATGGCGCCGTCGCAATCCTGTTCGATGGCCCCGGAGTCGCGCAGATCGGAGGGCATCGGGCGTTTGTTGGGGCGCTGCTCAAGGCTGCGATTTAGCTGGGAGAGCAGGACAATGGCGATCTTGAGTTCTTTGGCAAGCGCCTTCAGGCCCCGAGTAATGCCCTCGATCTGCGCATTGCGGTTATCGCCCTCGCCATCCATAAGCTGCAGATAGTCGATTACGATCAAATCGAGCCCATGCCGGCGCTTGACTTGGCGAGCCTTCATCCGCACGTCCATGAGCCGCAGTGCGCCCTGGTCGTCCAGATACAGGCTCAACGTCTCCAGTCGCTGCGCGGCGTGGGTGAGCTTTGCCCAGTCGTTGCCCTGCATGCGACGCGGGTCGATGACGTGTGGCAGGTCTATTTCGCCCAGAACGGCAATGTTCCGATCGTGGATCTGGTCTTTTGGCATCTCCATCGAGAGAACCAGCACCGAATGCGCTTCGGCAGCATTCAGTGCAACGTTGAACGCAAAGGCACTCTTGCCCATCTTGGGCCTTGCCGCCACAATCCAGAGCTCACCGCGTCGAAAGCCGCCCATCATCTTGGCGTCGAGGTCGCTGAAACCCGTTGGGATCGCCTTGGGCCCCGTTCCCTCGGCTCGACGTTCCAACTCCTCGATATACCGGACCATGTCATCGCCCGCCTTAATCGGCTCGGACTTTATCCGCTGTTCGGCGATGGACTCCAGCGCTGCCTGTGCCTTATCGATGATCCCTGCGGGATCGACGTTGATCTTTGCCTGCTCGGTCACCTCGCCGGCCAGGATTGCGAGGGCACGGCGCTGAGCGCAAGCACGCACCATTTCGGCGTAGCGCCCGATGTTCGCAGAGCTAGGCGTGTTGGTCGCCAGTTCGTGCAGGTAGGCCAGTGAAATGCTCTCCGGCAGCTTATCGCTGAGCGTCACGACATCGACCGGCCCGCCGCTCTCAATCGACTTAGCCGCCATCGAGAAGATTTGCTGATGATCGGCGCGGTAGAAGTGCTCGGCTCGCAGGTCGCCAAGACGATCATAGGCGTCATTGTCCAGCAGCAAGGCGCCCAGAACGGACTGTTCGGCATCTTGGTTGTAGATCATGCCACCGCCTCCCGGTTCGACTGCAGCGCCTGGGCCTGCAAGCCTTGAGTCGACAGGAAGTACTCGTTGCCACCATCAGCCACCCTGGCATACCAAAGGCGCATGTAGTTTTTTTCGATGTAGTTGAGGAAATGTCTACGCCAATCGGCCTGCTTACGAGCTTCGTCCTTGCCTCCGGGGCCGAACTGGCGCTTGAATTCATCCCAGGCGAGCTGAACGAACTCCATGGGCAGCCCTGTGGCCTCTACGTACTCCAGCAAGGGCTTGTATCCACTGATTGCGTTTTCACCGGCTGCTCGGCAGTTATCGATGAAGGTCTTCAGCTGGATGCGTGGCTTGCGTTCCCGTTTTGGCGTGGTCGGGCTTTCACCCCCGGCAGGGGGGTTAGGGGGGTTATTGGTATCAAGGAATCCGGAATCAGGAATCAGCCCGACTTGTTCCGGTTCAGGATGTGCCTTGCCCTGTTCTTGCACCGGTCTTGCATGGTGCTCGTCTGGTGCCGGAATAGAGCTGGCCGATTCCTTGACGTGCGGATTCTGGTGCTTGGCAAAGTTCACCACCTGAATGAACCTTTCCCCGCCCACTTCGTATCTATGGATGAACCCGTGTTTCTGCAGGTCTCCCAGCAGGGTATCAATGTCGCAATCGTCATACGGCAGCACTTCTGCCTTTATGCGGCGCGGTCGATCTTCCAATCGCCCGTCACGATCCGCTACCGTCCATAGCCCGATAAACAGCAGACGGCCAAGCGGATCAATATCTGCAAGATCGTCATTGGCGAAGAAGCTTGGTTTGATATTTCTCGCTCTCGCCATGCCTACGCCCTCGCCCTAATGCTTTGCTTGAGCGATTCGCACAGCAGGTGCGCCTGACGCTTCTGCGCAGTCTTCGTAGTCAGCTTGCTAATATTCCTAGCCATTGCCATTTGTTGGGCCTTGACCCTGTCCCTGGCATCAAATAGAATTTGTTCATTCATTGCACGTACTCCTTACGCATGTGCACTTGAAGGGCCCGGAACCGTTGGCGCGGTTGCCGGGTTTTGTTTTTGGGCTGCGGTATATGTGGGCACGGGATGCCCATGTGTTCCTGGGCTGCGGGCTGATCGGTATTCGCGCGTGGGCTTCAGGATGCCGCGGCTAACACCAAGACGGCCTATGACACCCCAGGCATTCGGGCTGGGTGGAATCAGCTCTTCGAAGTGCCGCTCGATGTGAAAGCGGAAGTCTTCCAAAGCGAACGGCTCACGCTGGCGCGGCGCCCATGCTTCCAGACGAGCCATAACGAGCTCCGTCCAGCTGGTTGTCACTGCCTCGGCGTGCTGCCGAGCCGTCTCGATGCCGATGTCGGCGAGTTGTTGGCCGTTCATGAGGCCTCCACGCGCCCGCTAATGACAGCGAGAACCGCCGACGTAGGCAGTACTCGCTGCTCGCAAGCAATTAGGTATGCTTGAACCTGAGCCATTCCTGGGTCAGTCTCACGAATAAAGACTCGGACGAGCCCGTTATCGGTTCTGAAATAGACGTTCATGCGACCTCCAATCCGGCGGCTTCCAGGGCCTCGGAGGGCAACTGAAAGCCGCGGTCAATGAGAATCTGGACGCTCTCGGCCAGCAAGTCGGCCTGTCGGCCGTATGCGGTCTCGAAGCGCGTCTTCCAAGGGTGGACGGCGACGACGCCGGGAATTCCCGCGTCCTGATGGTGGGGCCCACATAGCGGCAGCACTTTAAAGTGGGCCAGAGGCTTTGTGCGGCCGTCGATGTGGTGAATGCTTACGTAGTTCGTGAAGATGCCCAGCTTGGCGCAAGCGACGCAGCCTATTTCTTGGGCAAGCAGGTCGTGGAAGCGCTTCTGCGCGGCTGTGGTAGAACGGCCCTTCATGGCATCGCCCTCTCGCGCACGCCGCTTTTCTCGGACCACCTGACGCTATGTTCGGTGCCGAAGGCGTACAGGTATTCAATAAACTCTGACGCTTCACCAACCAGAAACCGACGCGACTGGACGCCGAGCTGAACGAATCCGGAGCCGTCCAGTGAAGGAACGATGCGACTTCTCTGACGCAGCGGCGTTCCTGCGGCGGTCATAACGCGGGAAAAGGCATCTATCAGAAGGCGCTTGGCGTCTTCCACGTCGCGGCGCTCGCCCAGCAGATCAACCTGCCGAGCGATGTCGCCGATCATCGCGTGGTATTTTTCTTCCTGATCGCGGGATTTCTTCGGCGCATCAAAGCGTGCGAACCAGCCCTCAGGGGCCGTCATGCAGAATTGAGCAGCATTGCGCCTGGCCGCTTCATGGCGGAATTGGAATACTTGCTTCTCCATCACGCCACCGCCCGCAATTTACGCTTAGCCTGGAGGGCGGCCCGGCCCTTTCGCAGTTCTTCGATGGCCTCGGCGAACTCGAGGTCCGCTGCGTCAAGCTGTGCCGTCGTGGGGTCTTCAGGCAATGAGGCCAGGGCAAGGGTGGCTTCGGAGCTTTCCTTGATCAGACCAGGAAGCAATTGGCTGGGCGTGGCGCTCTCGGATGAATCGTGCAATCCCTTGGCAGCCATGCCAAACAGGCGCAGCCATTCATTCAGGTAGCCCAGCCGCAAATCCTCGGGCATAGCCAGAAGAATCGAATCCTCGAAGTTTGGCGGCATGAAGTTGCCGTCCTTCGTCTTGTCGTCCAGCCAGCGGAAAATACGGTCCGCTGCGTTCTTCGCCAGCGTGAATGCATCGCCCTGGGTGTCGAAATGGAGCTTGGCGCGGGTATTGAAGCCAGCGGCAACATGGGTTTCGACGATGGCTACAGCGACCGTCTCGCGGCTCCCTGCCCGCTCCCGCCACTGGTCAACGTAGTGCGCCATGAGAGCCAGCTTGGTTTTTTGCGATTTGACTTGCATGACTTACTCCTGCCCTGCCGCCACAATGGCGCCATGGACAAAAACAACACTCGGAAAGTACGAATTCCCCCGCCCTTGCCGCCCGGGCACACTGCGGGGATGGACGAGTACATCTGCGACAGCCTTTTTGAACAGGCCGTAGGCCTGGCCTATCGATCCTTTGCGGACCCGACCGACGACCATATAGAGGCGGTCTACCACCGGCTGGTGCTTAATCACCAATGGGGAGCGGGCGAAGATGGGGCGGTGACGATGCATTGAGCTAGGCATGGGTGGCCCCGTCCTCGTCAGGCCCGCATGTCAGGCAGAAGGCGGCGTGAACATGAAGCGGGACGCGGTACTCCGTGACGGTCAAGAGGAATCGACCAGAGTTCTGTTTCACTTCGACCGCCTCCATCAGGCCGCGCTCGATCAGCTTCCTGACTGTGGGTTTGCTCGGCTGCGGCCAGGGCGATCCATCGGGGTACTTTTGTCCGGGCCGCCAGCCCATATAAAGAATCAGCCACTCTTGTTTGGCCCTCAGGCCCGAAAAGTCGAAAGGCTCACGCATGCTCGGCCTCTTTGAGTTCAGAACGACGAACCACGGCCCAGCGAACCGATGGGCACAGGCTCTCGCACGGCACGCCGGTGAGCTTCTCGATTTCAGGGGCATGCTCCGCCGGAACTTCGCGCCCTTTCTTCTTCCATTGGTTAAGAGCGCCTCGACTGACCCCAAGAGCGCGAGCGAGCGCCGCCTCGGAGCCGAATTTTTGGGCCGCTTCTACCAGTGGATGGATCTGAGGTTTGGTATTCATGCGCATAGTCTAGTTTTTCTAGACGTTAAAGTCAAGATTATATAGACCCGATCTGTACAGATTTTCTTTACACTCGATATATGGACATGAAGGGATGGATTAAGGCCGCACGCCTACACGCAAAGCTCACCCAGCAACAACTGGGGGATCGTATGGGCATGTCCAAAGGGAATGTCTGGGCGTGGGAGAAAGGCAACCATGAAGCAAGCCTTGACCAGTTGATAAAGATCGCTGAGATCACTGAGTTCAGGGAACCATTTCCAGGCACTGCGGCCCAGGCTAATGTAAAGTCGTCCAGCGGAACCGGCGCCGCATGGCCGTTCACTTCGATTGACGAAAATAAGGTTCGATCACTGGACGATCAGCAGCGGGCCAAACTCGAACGAGCGATCCTGCATTCCGCAGATGCGGTAAGCCTAGACATCAAAAAAGATTAGCCATTTTTATAGTGAGTGGTGACTTTGTGCCCGCCAAGTAACAAGAATTTAGTTTGATGTGGGGATGTGTAGATGGTTGGTGGAATGGAAATGGATGGATCAAAAATAAGAATTGGCAACGTTGGCGAGGCCCTGTCTCTTCTGGAAAAATTAAAGCAAGACGACTTCAGTTTTTCCGAGAAAGATTATGAAAGCCTGGAATTGTTTGGGGAGATAGCTGAGCTAGCCATAGAAATCAGCGGGCCGAACTTTCATGGAACGATTACTGGCGGACTGGCTCGAGGCCTATGGTACTACCAAAGAGAAATTTATAAGGCAGTCGCGTTCGCCATTTATAATAGTGATAACTACGGCAGAATACCAAAACCAGAACTTAAGAATTACACGCTGGTATTCGATGTTGATGACGGATGTACTGAGCTTCTTGCCAAGACGCTCGACATTGGCAAGAGCCTGGTTGAAAAGGCGATGGATGGAATGACACCAAAAGAGAAGGCGGCCCTATTGCTTTCAATCCTGCTGGGATTGGGTGGGTTTGCCGCCGCCGGATGGGTGGCAACAGCGTTCAGCGAGGACTACTTTTCACACAAGACAGCCGTTCAAACTGAACAATACAAGGCCGCCCAAGCGGAAGCTGCATCAGAGACGGAAGTCGAGCGTATTCGCGCTGAAGTTGAGCGGGATAAGATTCAAGCTGATCTGGTAGCTTCTGCCATTGGAAGCAGCCCTATTGCCAGTCGATTCAACGCAGCCACAGCGGAAGGCGTAAAGTCGATAGCCAAATATAGCCCCGAAGCAACCAGCTTAAAAGTTGGATCTGTCGAACTCGACAGAGCGCAGATCGAGGAATTGAATCAACGATCATCAAGAGAAATACCGGACGTGTTCAATATTGTCGGGTACTATCGCGTTACATCTACCACCGAGCCAACGCCAGAGGGAGTAGTAAGGGTGGGCCTGGCGGGCAATGGGGACGAGTTTACCGCGCACATGAACCTGAAGGATGAAGATCATCCGATTGCAGACGAACAATCAAACGCTGTGTTCCTCGCGCCAAAAACAGGCGAAAAGCTTTATATCAATGTCAGAATGAAGAAGGCAAGTGACGGCATACGAGAAGCGTATATCGAGAGCTTCCCGCCAGCTCCGAAGCAGGCGGAGATTGCATTGGCAGCGCCGCCGCCACGGCCCTAGCCACCGCCCCAACCCGGCCCCGCGCCGGGTTTTCTTTTGCCAGTAACAAGAGATACAAAGTAACGGTATCTTTAATTCGCTGCGGGCCCCACACTGAATTCATCAGCTAAGGAAGCGGCGACATACCACGACACACCCAGCCGAGCTTCTTCCCCACTTAAAGCGTGCACCCCGCATGCGCCCTTTGCGCACCGGCTTCATCGAAGTCGCAATGATCCGCCAAGGGAAATAGTCCTAGCTCAGCCATTATGCGGACCCGCTAGGATGCTCTTGGAGCTCTTATGACGAATCACCTCAATGTCCTGCGGTTCCCGACGCCCGAATTGAAGGCAGTCAACATGGACTGGCCACCTCCCCCGCCATCGCCATTCGATGAAATCGGCCACAGCAAAAGGCGGGCGCAAGTTCGCCGCCGAGTCCTTCGCTTGATGAAAGAGAAACATTCCGGCCTGCCTTATTAAAGCAGCAGTACGGCCCGGCAGACAGCATGCCCTACCTCTAACCATTTAAGCCGTAGTCGAATCATTCTGATAGGCGCGGATCGAACACTTCTGGAGTACAACCATGACACAAAATCAATCGAACCAACCGAACCAACCCGGAAAGCAACAGGCTCCAGGCGAACAGGACCAGAATAAATCCGCACAGCAAGGTGGGCAAAAGCCCGGCCAAGAGCAGCCTGGTCAAAAGTCTGGGCAACACCAAAGCAATAAGTAGTTAATTGCGCGCCCCGCCTCTCATGTCGAGGGGCGGTCAACAACCCGCCACGGCGGGTTTTCTTTTGCCTACTCGTTCTGGGCGCTTACCCGCTACCAGTCCGCCGGTTTCCTGATAGGGTTGCCCAGATTCGGGATGACGATATCAGGCATTTGTGAGTTGGCCAGAGCGCTCGTGGAAATATACCTCGTGAAGTCAGCGCACTTAACCATTTCTTTGGAAGTGCCGCGCTTTGATGTAAGCAGGCCGATGATCTTCTTGGGGTGGTGTGTTTTAACTAATCGCATCGACTCAGCCAGGTCGCTGTCACCTGAAATGACAATTGCGCAGTCAAACCTATCTAGCCAAGCGTCGTTGATTAGGTGAACAGCAAGATTCACATCCGACCCCTTCTCTTTCGTTTCCAAGACGGTGGCGTGCCGCTGGCCATTAATGGGCGGATGCAGCTTCTTGGTCACCACGTGACTGGAAAACTGGCCTTTAATGATCTCAAGCTCTCGAATCTGCGCACGTAGAGCTCGAAAAAATATCTGCTGCCGGATGTGCATATCCGGATCAGAGGGCTTGGGGCTAACGTCTGCTGTGAAGTATTTAATGCAGACGATGTCATTCTCTGGGCGCAGAACCCTCTGGCACAGTTCTTTCAGATCGAGCCACTTATATTTCGTTCCCTTCAGGGTCGAGTAATAGAGGTTGAATCCGTCGACGTAAACAGCAGTTCTTCTCATTATTTGCTGCCTAAAAAAGCAAGGGCCTCCGAAGAGGCCCCGCGGCCCATGTCTAAGACATGGGGGATATCAACCACAGTGTAGCAAACTAAATATTCCATAGCAATATTCTGCCCCACCCTTCCCTGATCCGCCCTGCTCGTTCTGAGTAGGGTTTTCCCCGATCAATTCCCCTTCGCCCCGCCCTGCTTGAGCTTGCTGAATCTATTCACAGGTTATCCACTTGTTACGCCTTGTACTGGTTATTTATACAGTGTAATTTGGAGGTGCCAAAGGAAACGCCCCGCGAACTCTGACCTTCGCGGGGCGCTGGAACTGCTTTTGCTATATGAGGATAGCGAGATGGATGATAACAAGAAAGACCACGAACAACCACCGAATGACCGTACCGCCGCGCTCATAGACGGCATTGAGCAACTATCCCTGACCGTCTCTACACTCCGGTCCTGGGCGGCCTGCCCTTCCCTGTTTGACCACATCGGCCTCGACGATAGACAGAATCTGCTGCTAGTGGCGCTCGAGCACGCTGAGGCGGCACAAGAAAAGCTCTTGCAAGTCGCGTAATTTTCCAATCCTGTCCGTTTCAGTCTATTTTTTCTATTCCTAGTCAATATTTTCTTGACATCTAGGTCTAGTTTTTCTATACTTCATTTAACGCATCACCACCCGCAAGGAACGGCCTAGCGAGCGATCGCAGCCAAGTAGGGCGAATGAAGATGCAGCAGTACCCCCGCTAAGGCGGATTGCAGTGAAACGTAGGCGGACAACCAGCCGCTGAGCATCAAGTCACTGGCGCGGACTGAAAAGCGCAATGCACCCACCCGGGGTGGATAAACGTAGCGGGGAGCCGAGGAGGCCCGGAAGTTTCGGACAAGACGGCAGGCGGGATATCTAACCAGACCGCTGCAGGCATGGGCAAGTCCATGCCAAAAGCCACGACAACCAGCGTGGCGTTATCCGAAATCAGCCTGGATGCAGGCTGGTTTCGCATGACAAGGAGATAGATATGCAAACACTCAACCAAGGCAACAACGAGCGGATCAGCCGCGGCTTAATCGAAACCGCCGATGGCTACCTCGCGCTGACGCTCGCCCAATCCAAGACCTTCAAAACCCGCCCTGCCGCCATTCGCTGGCTGTCCAAGCGCGGCGTGATCGTGAAATGAAAATCGTCGAGGCCTGGCGCGTGGATTACGTCCGGTACCGAAACCCGGAATTTTCAGGCCGGTATTACGCAAAAGACAAAGCGGACGCCGAGCGCGCCGCGGAAAAGCTACGCCAGATGAAGCACATTTCGGACGTGCGAATAACCCAGCCAACCCAACCCCATCGCCGCTGACCGTCAGCGCTGCGATTTTCATGTGAGGACATATGAACGAACAACTACAAACGGCGCTGGCCGAAATACTGGCCAGGGCGACGCAGGGAATCGACGCCGGTACCCAGTTCTTGTCGGCACAATTGCCGGATGTCATTCAGCAGTTGTTGGTGTGGAAGGCGGTTATGTCCGGACTGCTGTTCTCGCTGTCCATCGCGGGGTTTATTGGCGTCACCATTGCAATAGTCCGCGTTTGGCGCAACACCGATTTTTGGGATGGCGAAAATATGCCTCCGGCAGCATTAGTGGCCTTTTTTCTGTGCTTTCTCTACGGCCTTCCGAGCTTGGCATGGAGTCTCGACTGGCTCCAAATCTGGATCGCCCCAAAGATTTACCTAATCGAATACGCCGCATCGCTGGCTAAGTGACTGCGCCGGATAACAAGGAGAACAAGATGGAACACAAACAAGACCCAAAGCCAACCTGCGCCGTCCGCGGCTCGATCCGACCCGGATTCATGTGCGGGTATGTGATCGTCGGCGGCAAGTATTGCGGCTACTTAGGCGAATGTCCTCACAAACAAGAGCCTGCCGCCAAGACTGAGGGAGCCAGCCATGACCACTGAAGCATTGCTTAACGTGGATGATCTAGCCCAAGAGATACGCCGCGTTGATGGTAAGCATGATCTTGGAGCTGGCGCACTGGCAGAGGCGCTATTGCCATTCATCGAGCAAGCCGTCCTGCAATCTCCTGAGGTGCAGAGGCTACGGGAAGGCTGGGCGACGGTGCCAGTCTATCCTACTAATGAAATGGTGCGAGCCATGTTTGGACAGCCCGACGAGACAGGCTGCTACCATTTTTCCGGGGGCTTCGGCAACATCGCCTATCAATTTGGAAGGCTGATCGACGCCGCAATGGAGAAACAGCCATGAAGGTAACGATGCCCACCCCCTGCGCCTACCTCTACACCGCCCCAAGCGGAGCTCGAGTCGTAGACCTAAAGCGCGTCGACCTCGATACGCCAGGCCTGACGATATCGGGCCTTATCACTGTGGACCAGGCCGAAGCCTACAAAGACGCTTGTGTGAGGGAGGCGGTGGAATCGGTATTGAACCTATTGCACGATTCCAGAGTGCATGTCGAGGGGTTCGTGTTCGATTCCATTCAGGCCCTACTCCCACCCCTCCCCGGCCCGGCCAGCCATAACCCATAGGCCACCCCTGCCCGCGTCGGTTGCGGCGCAGGGCCATGAAGTATCCATATTGGTCGCCCGCCTAGCCGTTCCGGGAGGTAAGAGCAAAGGCTGAAGCCGAAAGGTGGCAAATTTTCGCCGCCAATATGGATAACGGGTTGCGACTGTGCGGCCGGGCGGTGCAGCTTCGCGTCATGGGCTCCACGATACGGGCCCACCCTTAAATCAACTTCCACCGCGAACCTGACATAACCCAAATTCTTATATCAGCATCCTCCCGAAAGCCCATGTCGCCGTGAGTTTTCGCGAGGGTGCGCAGTACGCCGGACTTTAGCCCCCGGCGCTTCTCCTGAAATCCGATACGTGTAAAGCCAACAAGCCTGCTTCAAGGCGGTTGCGCACCCTCCACCCATTCTGACTCCCCAAAGGAGATCCCCATGCTGACTATCACGCGAGACCCCGACTCGGGCGTCGTCGATCAGGATTGCGTCGACCTTTGTCCGCAGCTTGTCTGGCACGCCCTGGCTCACGCAATGCGCAACGAACAGGACTTTCTCGGCAAGCCCCCGAAGTACTGGCAAGAAATCATCACCCAACAAGCCCAGGCATTGGCCGATGAGGCTGATCCAGATCAATACGAGTGGTGGGAAATTCGATATATGGAGGCCAAATGAAACAGCTGCTGAGCCGCATAACCCTCGAATGCTACCGCCAGCCGGGCGACACCGATAAGGCGCCTTGGTATGCGTACCCGCTAACCGTTTTATTCGTGACTGGATGGCTGGCGGCAGATCACCTGCTCACGGCGGTCTTATGAAAGCCGAAGAGTATTTCCTGCCTGGCTTACCTGAGCCAGTCATCCGGGGCGGCGCCGGTCGAATCGTCGCAAAACTCAAGCAGCCCGAATCGCACGAATTGGAGAACAACTATGAGCATCGTCACTATGGTTCTCGGGGAATCCGGAACCGGCAAAACAACCAGCCTGCGCAACATGGAGGCAGCAGAAACACTACTTATCCAAGCCGTGAAGAAACCCCTGCCCTTTAAGTCAAAGGCATGGAAGCGCTTCGATAAGGAGGTTTGCAAGGAAGGAAACATCTTTCAGACGGACAGCGCGGCGCAGATTATCAACATCATGCAAAAGACCAAGCGCAAGGTCATCGTGCTTGATGACTTCCAGTACGTGATGGCGAACGAGTTCATGCGCCGCACGAACGAAACGGGCTTCAACAAGTTTACGGAAATTGGGAAGAACGCCTGGGACATCATCAACGCCGCAGCCGCTCTACCCGAAGATGTGCGCGTCTATATATTGAGCCACATCGAAACCAGCGAGTCAGGCCACACCAAAATCAAGACGATTGGCCGGATGCTGGACGAAAAAATTGCCCTTGAAGGCATGGTGACGATAGTACTTCGCACCCAACTTCGAGACGGTCAATACCTGTTCGCCACCCGCAATAACGGCAGCGATACCACGAAGACCCCAATGGGCCTATTCGACGCCGAGACGATTGATAACGATCTTCGCGCCGTCGACCAAGCCATCCAAGAGTATTACGAACTAACCGAGCAGCCCGCTTAAAGGAGCTTTCCATGCAACGCAGCTATACCGCAGACCCTGCCGCCGCCCGTCAGGCGAATGCCAACAACTACATCGACCAGTCCGGCAAGTACATCGGCGAGTTCTCGCTCGCCGAGGCTGTAACCAGCAAGAAGGGCACGGAGGGTATCGAGTTTTCGTTTAAGAGCCGCGAGGGCCAGCAGGCAAACTACCTGACCCTATGGACCTACAACGAGCGTGGTGAAGCTTTGTACGGATACAAGGTACTCAACGCCATCATGACGGTGATGGGCGTCTCCGAGCTTCAGCCAAAACAGGCCACGATCAAAGACGCCAACGGTAACCCCCGGCAAGTCGTGGGCTTTCCTGCCCTGCATAACAAGGCGGTCGGGCTCGTACTTCAAAAGGTGCTGTACACCAAGAATGACGGCAAAGACGGCTACAAGTTCAACATCTTTGCGCCATTCCAGGCAAGCACCGAGTTGACCGCAAAAGAGGTGTTGGACGGCGCCACACAGCCCAAAGCTCTTAGCGGCATGATCGCCTCCCTGAAAGACAAGGACGAGCGCACAGGCGGCGACTACGGCAGCCAGCCCGCCAGCGCTGGAGGCAGTGAGCCCGACGACCCATTTGGCGACGAATTCTAAGAATAGCCAACAACAGGACCGGGCGGCCCAATAAGCTGCCCGGATAGAACATGAGTGCACCCGCTCTATACAACCTCGCATCCGAGTACCGCGCCCTGGCAATGTTTCTAGCTGATGGTGACTTTGATCTGGATACGATCAGCGACACCATAGAAGCGTCCGGCCTGCCTGATGCAATCTCCGAGAAGGCGCAGGGTTGCGAAATGGTAGCCCGCACGATGGAAGCAGATATCCCGACCATCGACGCGGAGATTAAGCGCCTGCAAGACCTGAAAAAGGCCCGCCAAGCTCGAGCAGACGCCCTACGCAAGTACGTGCTGGACAACATGCTGGCGTGCAATATCGAGCGAATCGACGCCCCGCTATTCAGTATCAAAGTAGCCAAGAACCCGCCGAAGGTCGAGATATTCGACGAACGCCAACTGCCCGCCGACTACCTGACGGACCCGCCGCCACCCGCCCCTGTGCCTGACAAGCGACTCATGTTGCAGGCACTAAAGGACGGGGCAGAAATACCCGGCGCGAAGCTGACTCAGGGCTTCCGACTCGCAGTCAAGTAACCCAATTCCCACCACCATGGAGCCCGGCCCCTAATAAGGGCTGGGGTTGAATTTGTGCGCTTTCTCAGCGTCTGCTCTGGAATCGAAGCCGCTAGCGTGGCCTGGAATCCCCTCGGATGGTCCGCCGTCGCTTTCAGTGAAATCGAACCATTCCCTTGCGCTGTGCTGGCGCATCACTATCCCAATGTCCCGAACTGGGGCGACATGACCAAATACAAGGAGTGGCCAGATGCAGATGTCGATCTTTTGTGTGGAGGAACTCCCTGTCAATCATTCAGTGTCGCCGGACTCAGAAAAGGACTGGATGACCCACGTGGCAACCTCATGCTTACCTTTGGCGCCATTGCTGCAAAGTATCGCCCCAAATGGGTGGTATGGGAGAACGTCCCCGGCGTCTTGTCGAGTAATCGAGGACGGGATTTTGGAACCTTCCTCGGGATGCTGGGCCAACTCGGGTATGGGTTCGCCTACAGAATTCTGGACGCTCAGTACTTTGGAGTGGCCCAGCGACGCCGACGTGTGTTCGTTGTCGGATGTCTTGGAGACTGGAGAAGTGCCGCGGCGGTTCTTTTTGAGCGCCACAGCATGTCGGGGCATCCTGCGCCGAGCAGAGGCACGGGGGAAGAAACTGCCGGCACCCTTGCAAGCCGCACTGGCGCAGGTGGATTTCCAGGAACAGACGAAGCATGCAGCGGATACGTGCAGCCCGACCATCTGAAACCAGACCCGCACACCAGTGCACCGCTGAAGTGTTCGCAGAATTCGGCGGTGTGCATCACCGGCGACATCACGCACACGCTGAAAGCCGAAGGCTTCGACGCCAGTGAGGATGGCACTGGGCGAGGCACGCCTTTGGTGCCAGTCGCGTTCGACACCACCCAGATCACCAGCAGAGAGAACGGGAGCAACCCGAAACCCGGAGACCCGTGCCATCCGTTGGCTGCCGGAGCCCATGCGCCCGCCATCGCTTTCGATTGCAAAAGCAGCGGCCAGAACGGGTTCGGGGTCGGCGTCGAGGCGGCTGGCACTCAGCGAGCGATGGCCCATGCAGGCAGTCACTCTAATGGCGGAGGGCATCAGGCCGTGGCATTCCAAACGAGCCAGAGCGGCGTGCGCATCGATGACGTGCATGCCACGCTGGACAGCAACAACGGGTCGCGGCGCCACAACGGGGCTCTGCTGGGCATGCAGGTTCGCCGCCTTACCCCCGAGGAATGCGAAGCCTTGCAATCCTTTCCGCGCAACTACACACGCATCCAATGGCGCAACAAGCCAGCAGACCAATGCCCTGACGGCCCCCGATACAAGGCGCTGGGCAATAGCTGGTGCGTCAATAACGTTCGCTGGATCGGTAAGCGCATTCAGCAAGTAGACCAATTTGAATCGTCATGACCAAACCCACCTACACCGACGACGAAGGCGAATGGCACGTTCCTACCCGGGAAGACTGGATCGAAATCGGCCGGGCTATCTCGCCCATCGTGCTGATCTGGATCGCCATCATCCTATGGATTTCCCTATGAAACGACATACGAAGATTGTTCTGCTAGTCGCCGCCGCTTGCTTTGTGGCTGCGCTGGTATTGGAGTGGATATGAGCACGTCACTTACCGATCGGCTACGCGCCTCACCTACGAGCGCCATCATGCTAGAGGCGGCGGACTATATCGACGGCCTGATTTCGCAGCATCACCGTGACAGCAAGGAATTACGTCGGTTGTGCGCGGAACGAGACGAAGCCAGACAAAGCGCCCTTGATCGCGGTTTTGCCTTACTGAAAGCGCAGAAGGAGGCGCGCGCCTTGCTGGCTGAGAGGGATGCGTTGCGGGAGTCTCAGCAGTGGCAGCCGATAGAGACAGCGCCAAAGGATGGGACGGAGGTAATTGTCTACCACCCGGAGGCTGGCGTATGTGCAGCATTCTGCCCCGCTGATGGGTTTGCATGGCACTGCATGGACGGCCAGAACACCGTTGTGGGAACAAAAAGCGGTCGATCTATCCCTCGCATGACGAGCTTCATAAGCCCGCCGACGCACTGGATGCCGATGCCAGAAGCACCACGCGCCGCACTCGCACAGGAACAATCATGAACGCCGGCAATGTTTGGAACTGCTGGCCGTGCTGGCCAAAGCTTTGCCATTGCGGCAACCCACGATCATACGAGGAATGCCATGTACAAGGATCTGCTGACCCAGATGTGGGCGGGTTGCGCGGTGTGCGGGAAAGCGCCCCCGAGCTTGGACCCGCTCACCGACGGCTGGGTGTGGGATACGGACGAACCGGACAACCCATGGCTGTGGTGCCCACATTGGCATCTAAAAAACGGCTGTGCGGATGCGGCACAGGGAGAGGTCAATCATGACAACCAAGTCTGACGAACAAGAGCGCGTCGAGTTTGAGGCGTGGTATCGAGAAAAATACAACAGCACGCTGTATTGCGAAGCTAGGTATGAAGGGTGGGTAGAAGGCCGCGCAGCGCTGCAATCGCAAGATCGGGAGGATGCCATACCAGCCAATATTCGACTGATGGCTGAGCGCATCGCTGCTGACACCTTCGAACACTGTACTGCCGACCCGATATTTACCGTTCAGAAGAAGCGGATAGTGACCGGCCTCGATACCGACTGCACCGACAACATTGGCTGGTTTGATACAGACAGCGGGGACCTCGTGGAAGGCGACGAAGCTGCCGATCTTGAGGCCCGGTACGACGATACGGGAGACGAGCCAGAGGGCTACGTTCGGACAGGATACTTTGAGGAATGGGAACACTACGCGACGTATATCACGATGGAGAGCGCGCAAGAGTTCGCCAAAGCCAAAGGTGAGAATTGCCGCGTGTATGTGGACAGCGGATACCGCAATCACGAATGGAAGGCGCTTAGGGCATTTCTGCTTTCTATCGACCACGCCCGCCGCATTGAGGGGGATGGGGAATGATTGAGCCGATTCTTCAGTGCAAAGAGTGCAAAGTGGTCAAGCTTGCGCAGGATTTTCACATCGACAAGAAGAGCCGTACAGGATTCCGAAGTGTGTGCAAAGAATGTGCGGCGGCCTATCACCGCGCCAACAGAGGGCGAATATTAGCGAGGAAAAGGGAGTTGTGGCCTGAGTATAGAGCCGCTAACGCCGAAGCGCGAAAGGAAAGCAGCAGGCGATATAGGCGAGAAAACGCCGCAAAGATCGCAGCCCGAGAAGAAGAATATAAGCAGCGATACCCGCTCAAATACAGAGCCAGGACGGAGGCGCATAACGCCATAAAGCTAGGGAGACTGACACCCGAGCCGTGCGAGGAATGTGGTAATCCGACTGTTGACGCACATCATGATGACTACTTGATGCCGCTCGAAGTCAGGTGGCTATGTAGAGAGCATCACGCCCAATGGCACGCTCGAAACGGGCCAGGGGAAAACGGCGACTTAATTATGGAAGAGGTCAAATATGGAACCTAAAAATACCGCCATCGAAGCCGACCGCAAGCACGATTCTCGCCCCAGGCCTAACGGCCAATACTTCGAAGGGGTGAATATCGAAAGGCTGCGCAAAGCTCTGACTGCTCAAGGGATCGCAGCGCCCGAATCACTGGAAGAGCTTGCTGCCACTTTGGCCCGGCACATAAACGCGTTGACCATGCAAGTGGCCGACCGACAGCGCAGGGAGTTGCCCGACACATCATTTACCAACTGGCTCGACCGCCACGGTTACGACACAACCATCGGCCTAGACGGTGACTACGCTGATACGGATGTAGCCATGCTGCACGAAGCATACCGGCTTGGGAGCCAGCGCAGGGGTGAGCCGGTGGGCTATGTGCGCAAGGACCAGTTAAATAAAGTGCAGCGGGGATGGTCGTATATGTGTCAGATACAGCCTAAGCCGCAGGAAGGAACCGTCGCTATATACACGACACCACAACCCGCCGAGCCGGTGAAGGTGCCAAGTTTTGCCGTCGTGCCCCACGCCCTAACAGAGGAAATGATTAACGCTGGCGCTGGGTCTGGGGGTCTAGGTATGGATTACCACGAGTGGCTGGGCCGAATTGCCTGCGCCTGGCCGAAAATGCTCGCCGCCGCCCCACCAGCAACCAATCATAGGGTTAACCCCACTGTCGAGCCTATGCTCGACACCCCACCCGTCACGCCCGAAGAAGAGGAAGCATGGCGGCAAATGGAGAGGCGCAATGAATGAACGAATGATCCGGAGGAAATGACATGCTGACAATCGAACGGCACGAATTAGAGTCTATGCTGATCGAAGCGGCCCGCATTGGGGCAAACCACGCTATCGAGGGCATGGTGTGCTACCACTTGAAGGATGCCGCCGCACGTCTTGGCGTGAGCTACAACACGCTGCAAAAGCGGATCGCCGAAGGTAAGCTGCGTGTGATCGACGGCAGGATTACAGGCGAAGAATTACGCCGGTATCTAACCCAGCATCGCGGCAATGCTTGACGCCTTCGGGTTAAAGTAAACGAGTGCAAAGCGCGTATCCGCCCAGCCCATCACCTTACACAGCGTCAGCACATCAAGCTTCTTAGCCATCATTGTGGCTGCTGTGTGGCGCGAATCGTGCCATGTAAAGCCAGATAGACCCGCCCTAGACCGATACTTACGAAATAAAGCATCTAGGCTGGCTGTCTTTAGGCCGAATACCAAGACATCATCCCACCCGCGAATCTGAGCCAACAATCGTTGCGCCTTGGATGAAAGCGGAACATCCCGAGACTTGCCGCTTTTCGTGATTGGAAGGTGGCAATAGTCATCATGAACATGCGCCCACGTTAGGCCGCATAGCTCCCCTGCCCGCATACCTGTACGTAACGCCACGAGAAAGCACACGGCCACCGCATGGCCTGTGCTGGCGACTCGCTTATGCTTGGCGTACCCCATTTCCCGCAACATTCTTTTTATTTCCCACCAAGCAATAGTTCGCTCTCTGTGCTTGACGCTAGGCGGCTTTCGTATGTCGCGGCAGGGATTGCCCTGTATCCAGCCCCATTCGCGCCGTGCGGCCTCGAATACGCTAGACAGTACCGTTAGCTCTCGTAGGACAGAAGACGCGCCTACGGCCTTAGAGCGCGAATCACGAAACAGGGCAATGTCAGCCGCCGTCACATCGGCCATCACCTTATCGAGCGGAAGTAAATAGCCCTCGAAGGCGGCAAGCCGGATTTGTTCCCAACGCTCTCCCCGTTTGTGGGGAGATACCTCATTGGCATACTTGCGAAGCGCATCACGTAGACTGTGCTTGTCGCCCGCAGGTCTGTCGTCGCGTAGCTCTAGCTCGCGCCGGTTCGCCCAGTCTACGGCTTCGCGTTTGGTAGGGAACACCTTGCTGTCGCGCACACCCTTTATACTGAGTTGCGCCCTATAGCCTTTGGCTGTTTTCTGAATGCTCGCCAT